CGAATCCCACCATCGGCTATAATTGCTGGGTAGTTGGTCCAGTTTTTTGTCATATTAGTTCTTCTATTATTTATATCCACAATAGCTGAAAGCTGCGGGTATCCGAACCCTGTTACGATTCTTGTAGTACAGGCAGACCCCGGACCAATTCCAACTTTAACTGCGTCGGCTCCTGCTTGGGCAAGAAATAGATAGCCGTCCCAAGTTGACACGTTTCCTGCTATAATCTTGACTTGAGGATATTCGTCTTTTATAAAGACAATTACCTCTTCAACCCGTTTATGGTGGCCATGAGCAACATCAATAGTAACAATAAACGGATGATTCCTCATATCTAACTCTTCTTCAATAAAAGTCAGTTTATGTTTAATCTCCGTAAAATCCCTAATCCCGATAGAGATTGCTAGCGGGTCTACAGCACTATTATAGACTGCTGTAATATCCTCTTCTTCATCTGCCCACGAAGAATAGAACCTATGCAGTATGCCTAAGCCCCCTGCAATATTCATCGCCACAGCCATGTTAGCGCCTGTGACTAAATCCATGTTAGCAGAGATGATAGGAACTCTTAATTTTACTCCCAAAAATTCCTGTTCCAGCGAAATGTCTTCCCTAGAATTAATATCAGAATAACCGGGGACCAAGAGAACATCATCGAATGTGAGGCGCATACCACCTTCTAATATCTTTGCCATTTTAAGACCTTCATTTTATGAAATGTAAAAATCTGTAGTATATATTGATTCTTAGTCTTATTTATTCTAATACATCCCTCCCCATCAAAAAATCCTGCTGCCCACGCTATATCGGTCTTATCTACATAAATCATTCACTAATGTACCTCACTCGGACGTTCTTGATAACTCCAATTATATTCCATTGACAACCACATATAATTTCAAAATCCCTTATATTTAGATCAACCACTCTTCCAGCCCTTTGACTGGCAGGACTAGGCCCAGCATCGTTGCTGCGCCTTAGTATACACCCAACAGGACCACAAACTTCAACAAGGATGCCACCCCCTTCTGGTAGGGCTAGATAGCCCCCGTATCCGGGTCCATAAGTTGTGGCCTTTCCATATCTAGTTTTATAGAATGTAAATTGTTGTTTTGGTTTAGGTTTGGGTTTTGCTGTAGGTTCAGCCGTAGGCTCGGGCGTTATTAGTACTTCTGATTGTTTTAATAGTACTATATCCTGAATGGGTTCAATTGTCGGTAAAATAATTGGTTTTAACTCATAATCGTGTAAAAATTCTTGACTTGCTGGTTTTACAGCGCTTGCACTATAACAACCTATAATGGTGTTAGAACAAACTATAGTTAAAACTAGCGCACAGGCTAGCACGTTTCCTTTCATAACTCGACCTCCGTGTTACGGTTTATCGTTCCTCATCTGAAAATGGCCCAATTTTAGGACGTTGATCTATCGTGGTGTCCTTTGGTATGATATCTACGTCCCTAGTTCCACACTTACAGCAAATCCAGATTAAAGTTTTCTGATTTGTTTTCTTTATAGTTTTTCTTCCTAGTCTAATAGGAGCAAAGCAACACTTGCTTCTAAAGTTATAATCTAACATAGTTACCTACTCTGTACAGTATAGTGTTATTAGTATATGCACCCTCCCCCTCGCAAGTCTCATTGTAGCGGCTTGGGGCGGGAAGGTCAACTTCCGAAAATTAAGATTCCTTAATCAAGTCAGGAGGCCCGTAACAAGGCTTCACAGTAGAGTAAGAGGTATGCAAATGAGGCCCAAAATTTATGATTATTATATACTGGTTTACCAGCCTTCTCATGACAGGGCAGTAGAGGCTGGGTATGTTCCAGAACAAATACTGGTCGCTGAGAAGGTTCTTGGGCGACCTCTATCAATAGACGAAGACGTTAGACACATCAATGGGAATGCGCAGGATAATAGGCCCGACAATCTTGAGATTGTTTCTGTTAATCATGGGTATAAAGTGTTACAACTTGGGGAAGCACCATACAGGCGATCAAACAAGATATCGAGAACCTATATGGCTTGTAAGTACCAAAAGCCTTGTTGGAAGATGATTCGGGCACCCATCATCAAGCAACACAAGATTTATTTACCTTACATATGTTCAAATCAAATTGAAGGCGATATCTATAAATGCTCCCATTTTTGGAATTTTTTAAATAATGATAGCGAAAGGAGTGAGATTAGTGCCGTACCAACCAGTGGGATTATCGGAGACAATATTTAAGGAAAGGTATACAATACATCCAGAGGAGACATGGGAAGAGGCTTCAAGAAGATTATCGAAGCACGTAGCTTCGGCAGAGGTTAATGGAAATAGGCCAATCGTAGAAGAAGCATTCTACGAAGAGATAGTAGAAAATAGATTTATGCCCGGTGGGAGGATTTGGTATGGAAGTGGTCGCCCTCGCGGTCAGTTGCTTAATTGCTTTGTGGTTCCTACAAATGATAGCCGTGAGGGGTGGGGCACTACGATCCATGATGTTATCGTTATATCTGGCATGGGCGGTGGTGTGGGTATTAATTGTAGTCCTATTCGTCCTCGCGGTTCAAGGATTAGCGGGACTGGTGGCATCGCTACTGGCGCTGTTTCTTTAATGCAAATGATCAATGCTGTTGGCGACGTTCTCGTTGGCGGGGGCGGAAGACGATTAGCGTTGATGTTAGACTTAAATATTACGCATCCAGACATAATAGAGTTTCTGGATAAGAAGTTAGATCAGAAAGAACTGACAAACGCAAATGTCTCAGTTATCATTGATAAGAGGCTCCCTGCGGAGTCCTTCATAAAGAAGGTTAGAAAAGGTGAAGACTTTGACCTAATGTTCGGAGGAACAAAGGCGGGCAAGGCTAACGCCAAGGAAATTTGGGAAAAGATAGTTGCTAACGCTTGGACAAGCGGAGAGCCGGGAGTATTAAATGGAGACTTGGCAAACAAGGAATCAAACATCTGGTATTATAAGCCCCTTATATCTACTAACCCCTGTGGTGAGATTTGGTTGGAAGAGTTTGGTAGTTGTGACCTCGGTGCTCTTGTTCTTCCTCGCTTTGTTACCGACCTTGGTTTTGTTGATTGGGATGGGCTTCGTTCTACGATTACTACATCCGTTAGATTTTTAGATAATGTCTTGTCCGTTAATGAGTATCCTCTTAATTCCATAAGGGATAATAATAACTATGTCAGGCGGCTGGGACTAGGTATCATGGGCTTGCATTCCATGTTGATAAAGATGGGGCGCAAATATTCAGATTCCTTAACATTTATTGAAGAATTAATGATATTCATAAAGGAGACAGCCTACAATGCTAGCATCGACCTCGCTATTGATAAAGGTTCGTTTGGAGGATTTGACGAGCGGTTCCTCGACTCAGGATTTGCACGCCGCGCTCTTTCGACTTCAATACGCTCTAGAATCCGTAAGAATGGTATTAGAAATGCAGCAATTCTCACTATTGCTCCAACAGGAACAACTGGAATGGTTTCAAACGTATCTACAGGAATTGAACCTCTCTTCGCTCCTGCGTACTGGCGCAGATTCTATCGACCAACTGATGATGGAAGTAGAAAACTTGATAAAGAATTAGTTATCGACCCGTTATGGGATTCTGTCGATGATGTAAGTGTTCTTGAGGGAGCATATGATATTAAGCCCGAAACTCACTTTGATGTACAGCGAGTATGCCAACAGCACATCGATAACGCTGTATCAAAGACAATCAATTTAGAGGCAAACTTTCCTGTTGAATCTCTCAGCGACCTTTGGCTAGAATACCTACCAGACCTGAAGGGCACCACGTTCTACAGGGCTGGCTCACGCGGGCAGGAGCCTCTAGAGGCGATCCCGCTGGATGAGGCGAGAAGGCTGGTAGCAGAAAGAAAGCACGAAGTCCATACTGATTCGACAATTGACGAGCAAAGTAGCCTAGATTGTCCCGATGGTATGTGTGATATGCGAGATAGACAGATTCCTGATAAGGGAGCATTAGAATTTACAATAGATATACTTAGAGAAGAGCAAATAGTTTTGGTGTGATATGCGACCCGGTAGACCTAAGCAGCATGAACATAATTGGCAAGGCGGGGCTTATTTTAAGAGAGTTCTAGGATGGGATTGGGGCCGTCCCGATTTTTGGGGGTTTGAAAGATTTAGTTACTTAAAGTGTGTTCGTGGCGGCGAAGTCAAGCATACACTTGTCTTAAGACCCCCTAATTGGCCTATAAATCCTATGGGTAACTTTATTACGGCATCAGGAATAATGCCTGAAGGTTGGGTAGATGAAGAGTTTGCTAGACGTACTGGCAGAAAATAACATAGTAACAAAAGAAAGTACTGGTGGGAGGAAGATTGGTCGATGCCCGTTTCATACGGGCGACCATACTCCCTCCTTTACTATCTATCCCGGCGATACTTATTATTGCTTCGGTTGTGGAGCATGGGGAAATCCCGTCAAATTTCTTGTAGACTATAAGGGAATGTCTGAACGAGAAGCAATCGAGTATACAGGAGGCTGGTACTTTAGAGAGAAGGCGTCTGGTGTTATCAAGGTTAAGAACGTATCCGAAACTTGGCGCTTCTTGTGGATAGTAGCGGATCAGTATAACCAGAATCTTATGGCAAATCGTGGTGCGTTAGAATACTTATTAAGACGTGGACTTACTATAGATACTATTAAAAACTATCTGGTAGGATATACAGACGGCTTTGTTCTTAATATTACGACCTCTCATGAGGCTGCTTTAGGAGCAGAGATAGGACTTATCGACAAAGACGGGGTTGAGAGCATGGCCCACAGAATTACAATCCCGAATCTGTTAAGTGGAACTATGATGGCCGATTTTATGGTGGGCAGAACAGTTGTTAACAATAAGGTCAAATACCTAGGGCTAAGAATGCCCAAGCCGATTATTGGACTATCTTCGGTACAGGCATCTCCTATAATATTTCTAGTAGAGGGGCAGTTTGATTGGTTGGCTCTTAAGCAATGGGGGTATCCTGCTGTAACCGCAGGGGGTACAAATATATCTAGGGCTAATATAGCATCAATTAAGGATAAGGCGGTAGTTATCGTGCCAGATTATGATCCTAGTGGTATTGGCCTTAAGGCTGCTGATACACTTAAGAGTAAGATAGGCAATGATAAGACCTTTATCTTGGACTACTCCTCTCTTAGAGAGGGAGAGGAAAAATTAGATATCTCTAAATTAGCGGAGCGTGAAGGCTCCGAGAAACAATTTGCAGAAATAGTTAAGGAGCAACTACCGTGGCTTGGAAACTTGTCCAATCAGACGATGCAGACCTTCTTTCAAGGTTTGGTGCGTTCAACACATTTTCAATCGACTTGGAAACCACAGGTCTAAATCCATACGATTCTCGTATCTTGTTAGCGCAGATTGGGTTTCCAGACGATACTGTATATATTCTGAATGTATTTGAGAATGACTTGGAATTTCTTCGCCCATATCTAGAAAATAGAAAGTGGCTTAAACTTATCCATAATGCTAAGTTTGAGGCCAAATTCATTAAGTATTTTTATAATATAGATATTTGTGGCGTTTATGATACCTTCCTAGCGGAACAGTTGGTTACGGCCAACGTGTACTCCTCACTACTGACCGTGGCACAGAAGTACACGGGAGTTGTACTTGACAAGTCTATCCGTACATCGTTCTTTGAGTCCAAGGGCACAGACTTTACTACGGAACAGTTGGATTATGCTGCTAAGGATGCTCAAATCCTGTTCCCAATTTGGGGCGCACAGAAGAAGATCATCGAAGAGTTTAATCTAAGTCGGGTTGCTGAACTAGAATTTGACTTGGTTCGTGTCGTGGCAGCTATGGAGTTGGAGGGCGTGCCGATCAATCTTGACTTGTGGAGCAGCAAGTTGAGAGATTATGAGAGGCAGCACGAAGAGTCCAGACTAAAGATGCATGAAATTATCTTTGATGACGGCAAGGTTTGGGAGCAAACCGCTCTATTTGAGAGAGATTCTATTAATCTTAATAGTCCGAAGCAAATTCTAGAGGCTTTTCATAAGATTGGGATCAAGACTAAGGCTACCAATGAGCGAGAGTTGGCATTGATAGACCATCCTGCGGCTAGAGAGTTATTGAACTACCGTAGGTTGCAGAAAATCTTGTCTGCGTATGGAGATACCTTTACAGGGGCTATCCACCCATTTACACAGCGCATTCATGCAGACTTTCAGCAGATAGGCACCCATACAGGAAGATTCTCCTGCAAAGAGCCTAATATGCAGCAAATGCCTGAAGAGTTTCGCCATTGCGTAACTCTTAAGGGCCGCAAGATCGTAGTTGCAGACTATTCTCAGATCGAGTTGCGCATCCTTGCAGAGATTAGTGGCGATCCTGCTCTTACACAAGCATTTGATATGGGCGACGATCCTCACAAGGCGACAGCCGCGCAGATGTTTAACATGCCTATCGAGGAAGTTAATAAGGAGCAACGCTTTATTGCCAAGACCATTAACTTTGGACTAGCCTATGGAATGGGTTATACTAAGTTGCGGGACATGCTTAACGTCACTCGGGACAGGGATAACCAACTCTCTATCGAAGATAGCAAGAGTCTACTGTTCCGGTATAAGAAAATTTACAAGAAAGCTATCGAGTGGTTAAATTATGCGGGAAATGCAGGATTTGCCCGCGACTATTCCGAAACCATGCTTGGGCGCAGAAGGTATTTCGTAAAGCCAGAAGCAGGGCCAGATTATGATAGGGAGGCAGCATCGATCAGGAGACAGGCTGCTAACTCCGTAATCCAAGGCACAAACGCTGACATTACCAAACTGGCAATGATCGATATTTACGATGAGTTGAACTTATACGACCTTCGTGCTAATATTATTCTACAGGTTCATGATGAGATTGTAGTCCTTGCCCACGAACGGTCTGCGGAAACTGTTAAAGATGTGGTAGAGGCTTCGATGATTAACGCAGCGAAAACTCTACTGAAGTCAGTTCCCGTTAAGGCTGACGCAATTGTAGCAGATATTTGGAAGAAGGACTAGGTGCATGAACATTGAGCGACATACATGATTCGATACGTAATATTATTGATAAAGCGGATTGGCTCCCAGCCGACGGTTTATCAGCACCCGATATGGAGGCGTATCCAATACAGAAAGATACACTACCTACCTATCAGGTACAGAAAATTCTAACAGAGATTTACGTGTTTACAGACACGGAGAAGATGCAGTATGGATCAAAGACATTTCAAGATGTAATACTTATGGGCGAAATGACCAAAGCCCAAGTTGATACTATTATTGAGAACAAGATGAAGCGAAAGCGAAGGGGATAATGCTTAGTGGACGACGTATCGGAGTTGTCGGTAGCCGAACTTTTGGAAGTTATCAACAACTTACCAAAGAACTTGAAACTATTATTAGAATGGGAGATATTCTTGTATCGGGCGGTGCAGTTGGAGCAGATTCTATGGCCCAACGATTCGCAAAGGATACCGGAATGGAAATCAGGGTTATCTATCCTAATTACGCGACCTACGGTAAGGGTGCCGCCTTTATCCGCAACCGTGATATAGTAGAAAACAGTGATCTTATCTTGGCTTTCTATGCCAAGGGCAGATTCAAGCAGGGCGGTACTGCTAACACGATTATGTGGGCGGATAAAATGAATGTCCCATATCATGAATATGAAGAGATTTAATATAATGCCACGGATGGTTGGCCGAGTGGTAAGGCACCAGTCTTGAAAACTGGCGAGGCGAAAGCTACAAGGGTTCGAATCCTTTACCATCCGCCAAATTTAGGAGTTATAAATGTCTGTTGATATGGTAATCGGCTCTCAATGGGGGGACGAGGGAAAAGGAAAGGTTATTGATTACTTAGCAGAATTTTCTGACATGGTAATTAGATACCACGGGGGAAATAATGCTGGCCATACTGTAATTAATCAGTACGGCAAATTTCCCATGCATCTTATACCATCAGGTATCTTTAATCCTAAAGTTATTGCTGTTATAGCAAATGGGGTAGTTCTTGATCTAGAGTGTCTTATTAATGAGATTAATCTTCTTAAAGAATCTGGCATAGATATTGAGAATAGGCTTCTTATCTCGCCCCGTTGTCATTTAGTTATGCCTTATCATAAGATACTTGATAAGGTATACGAAGAAGCAAGGGGGGAGAGTAAGATAGGCACAACCGGAAGGGGTATCGGCCCTGCCTATGCTGATAAGGTAAGCTATAACGGAATCAGACTAGGCGACCTGTTTGATAGAAAACAGTTTAATCAAAAACTAGAGATACAACTTAGAATTAAAGACCTAAGCATTAAGCAATCCGAGATTGAGGAAACTTATTATAACCTCTTTAATCAAATTAAACCATATATTTACGATAGCTTTGATTTGATATATCAATATATAGAAGGAAATAAACGTATTTTAGCCGAAGGAGCACATGGGGTATTCTTGGATAATGATTGGGGAACCTATCCTTATGTAACAGCTTCTAGTGTTGTATCAGGCTCAATAACTGCGGGCGCGGGTATTTCTCCACTTTCTATTACTAGTATAATTGGAGTTGCAAAGGCGTATACTACAAGAGTAGGGGCAGGACCATTTCCTACTGAGGTTATCGCTAATTCTCCTATCGATGAATTATTGGTTAATAACGGTAAGGAGTTTGGAACGACTACGGGGCGACGAAGAAGGGTTGGCTGGTTTGATGCAGAGATGGTTAGATTTGCAGCTAAACTAAATGGCTTTACTAGTCTAATAATAACAAAACTTGATGTACTTGATGGAATTCCTGAAATTGCTCTCTGTACTCATTATGATGAGGGTAAACCTGTTTATAAAGTACTACAGGGTTGGAAGAATAGTAGAGGAGTAACTAGCTATAAGAATCTGCCGAATAACGCTATAAAATACTTAGAAGAAGTTGAACAGCAAGTTGGTGTACCAATTGATCTTGTCTCTACCGGAGAGAAAAGGAATGAAATGTGCTCAATGCTATAACTCCCCTAGATGGAAGATACGATTTAACTGAGTTAGCCCCATACGTCAGTGAATATGCTCTTATAAAGAAGAGATTAGAGATAGAGATTAAATACCTTAAATCTCTAATAGAGTATAAAATTATAGCTCCCGTTAAATACCTTGATAGCATATTAGAAAATTTTTCTATGGAAGAAGCAATCAAGATAAAAGAGATAGAGAAAATTACTCGCCATGATGTAAAGGCGGTTGAACTATATCTCCGTCAACTAGTACCAAACGATGTGCGTGAGTTCGTTCATTTAGGAATTACATCGGAAGATATTAATAATATCGCTTACCGATTAATACTTACAGATGCAGTAACGAAGGTTATTGTACCTAAACTTTATGAAATAAATGATACTTTTGATTTATCTAATATACCAATGCTTGCTCGTACTCATGGACAGCCAGCGGCTCCTACAACATGGGAGCACGAAATGCGTGTATTTAAGATAAGACTATACAAAGAGATAGTAAACCTTGCGCACTCCGTAGCATCTTTAACTGGAAAGTTTAATGGGTCGGTAGGCAATTTCTACGCATTAAAATTTGCTTATCCTGATGTTGATTGGGATAGGCTATCACGAGAATTAGTACTGTCATTTAACTTGACTCCAAATTTAGTGACCACGCAGATCAATCCCTTTGAAGATATAGTTATACTGTTCCAGAATTTACAGAGGATAAACGGTATTCTATTAGATTTTGTACAAGATATGTGGCGCTATATTAGCGATGGCTGGGTTAAATTAAAGGATGTTGAATTTGAGGTTGGCTCAAGCACAATGCCTCAGAAGGTTAATCCAATTGATTTTGAGAATGCCGAAGGCAACCTAACGCTGGCTAACGGACTAGCACAAACAATGATAGATAAACTTTATATATCTAGATTACAAAGAGATTTATCAAATAGTACAATTATGCGTAATATAGGCACATTACTAGGATATTGTTTAGTTTCTTATAATAGTACCATAACAGGTATGTCTCGCACTAACCCCGATGCTAATACCATGCAAAATGCGCTAGAGAAAGATTGGACAATTTATGCTGAGACGCTTCAAGTATATTTACGTAAGCAGGGTATAGAAAATGCTTACGATATTGTTAAAAGTATGACACGGAAGGTATCCGAATGGTGAGGAACTTGTTTGCTAAACAGGCGCAGAAATCTGTTGCGGGTTCGACCCCCGCACCTTCCGCCAAACCTACTTCTGTAGAGGTAGGAAAGTATTATCGAGTACGAACTACAAATGGTAAAGAATCAATCGTAAAATACGAAGGAATACCCAAGTCTTATCACTGTAAGACATGCTCATGTGTCGGTCCCCCCAGCTATGTACTAGTATCAGGGGACATGATTGTAGGATCGTTTGATTTATCTGTTCTAGAAGAGGTAAATAAGCCAGATTAAGGTTCCTTGCCTGAATGGTTAAAGGGGGCGGTTGCAGACCGCTTATTTGTCAGTTCGATTCTGACAGGAACCTCCACGGGGGTATAGTTTAACGGAAGAACGATTCGCTTGCACCGAATAGATCGGGGTTCAATTCCCCGTTCCTCCACCAAATATAAAATCGAGTTGAAGTTCGGCTACGAAAGGTGCTACAATGGACGAAACGAGGGACAAGACCTCAAAGGAAGCAGGGGAACGCATAGCGAAGAATTGGGATAAACCATTAGCCCTTCCTCGCGCAGTTCCAAAGCCAACTTCACTTAAGAAGAAAGGCCGCTATCCCTCTAAAGAGACAACTGAATAGAATAGGTGGTCGATCACCCGGTAAAGGATATCAACAAAGACCCGTTTCTTGGTTTCGTTCATGGTGAGTAAGTTTGCGCGTTCAGGGGTGACTAGAGATATCTACCACCAAAATTTATCTGTTATAGGCAGAATTGAGGTAAGGAAATGGTTAAGTTAAATACAAAGACAGTTACAAGTTTGGAAACTCTTGATCCTGAAAACATGACTCTTAATGAAGAGGCTGCGGTAGCGTGGAAGCTGCCAGCAAAGGATCGTTTAATTGAGCGTGTTCTTGGTGCATTTTGGAGCGAGAATACGTTCTATAAGAGTGGTGACAAGATCGCCAATGAAATCGTTAAGGACATTAAGGAAGTCGCAAAGAGCGACCCTAAGTTTGTCCTACAGCTAGCGGCATACGCTAGAAACGAAATCTATCTAAGAACGACTCCACAGGTTCTACTTGTGGAAGCCGCAAATATCGAAGCGTGCAAGCCTTTCGTGAGGGAGTATACTCCTAAGATCGTTAAGCGTGCCGACGAATTGGCTGACGTTATTGCGTACCAGTTGTCTGCGCACGGGAAGCCTATTCCTAACTCTTTGAAGAAGGGACTGGCTGCTGCTTTCGCGGCATTCGATGAATACCAATTAAATAAGTATGACTCTGATAAGAAGGGCGTCTCCCTAGGAGATGTTCTACATCTTATCTATCGTAGAGAGGGCTATCCAGTTTCCAAGGCAATGCGAAATTACCTTATCAATGATATTGTTGATGAGGAAGCCTTGCCAAAGATTGCAGCACTAAAGCAGTTGCTTGCAAAGGATACTCTTGATCTGGAATTGCTTGAGAAATCGGGCGCAACTTGGGAAAATATTATTTCCAAGTTTGGTTCCAGCAAGGAAACATGGAATGCCATCTTTCCAAAGATGGGCTACATGGCATTGCTACGCAACTTGCGTAACTTTGACAAGTCCGGGGTCGATCTTGATCCCGTTCTTGCCAAGATTACCGATGAGCGGCTAATCAAGAATTCCAAGCAGTTACCGTATCGATTCTTCTCTGCTTATAAGGAAGTAGACAATCAAAAGATTAATAGAGCAATTGCTCAAGCATTTGAGAAGTCAATCTCTAACGTAGTCCTAGACGGTACTACAGCAGTTCTAGTGGACCTTTCGGGGTCCATGACGGGCGCAAATGTGTCGGCTAAGTCTAAGATGACAAATGCAGAGGTTGCGGCTGTTCTAGGAGCGATTGCAACTAAGAAGGCTGCTAATTCCATCGTTATTGGGTTTGGACAGACAGCACAAGTTATTAAATTAAACCCTGATGACACGATGATCAACAACATTGAGAAGATTGTCCGTACAGATGTTGGGCACTCTACGAATGCTGGCCTAGCATTTAAGTTACTACTTGATAGTAAGATCAAGGTAGATCGTATCGTGCTTATCTCTGATATGCAATGCTACGATACTACAGGAAGGGGAGCAGGAAGTCAGAAGGATTATTACGGTTCAACATTCTCTTGGTACACTGACTCCTTCGTAAATACGGAGTTAAAAGAATATCGGGCCAAGATAAATAGAAATGTATATCTATACTCCCTAGACTTGTCTGCATACGGTACACGTCAAACACCTTCTACTAGTAAGAATACCGTTCTGCTTAACGGATGGTCGGATAAAATTATTGACTATATGGCTCTCGTTGAGGGCGCTAATATGGCCGCACAAATCAGTAAGTGGTAAATTTTAATCGGTAGTGAAGGATTCGGTTACTTCTAAGATTCAGAAACAAGCACCGGATTCGCCTAATTCTCCGATTAATTTAAAACTAAATATTCTAGGTAGTGTAGTGTAGGATTTCTTCTAAAATAATTCCAAACAATTACATTTTTGAGCCTACACGCCCAATTCTCCTAGAAAATAAGTACATTAATATTAGGTAGTGCAGTATAGACATACTTCGCTTGGGAACGGGATATCGGAGGTTCAATTCCTCCCTCTCTTCTCTAATCAGTTGAGAGTAGCTTAATGTTAAAGCACCAGTACAGAGGGTCTATGCGATCTTTTCTCCTAATAATTTGGCCCTATCGTCTAACGGTTTAGGACAGCAGATTTTCACTCTGCCAATCGGCGTTCGATTCGCCGTAGGGCTACCAAAAACCTAACGTTTTGTTAGGGTAGTGACAGTATCAGTTACTTCGGTAAAACACAGAATTAATACTTTTGAGATTATAGGTTCGAATCCTATCACCTTACTTGTTAGGGTGAAGTTATATATAAAGACTGATACGCCTAAATTCTCCCTAATATAATTTAATACTTGGATAAGGTAGTGCAGACTTCAGATACTTCGATTCTTGAAAAATCTTACTTCCACTAACCCTTCGGGGCAGCAGGGCGGGAAAACCTGCAAATTCGTCTGAGGTTGATTAATTCTCCTTATTACTTTCCCGTGTAGTTCAATGGTAGAACGATTTGGCTGTTAACCAGTATGTTATAGGTTCGATCCCTATCGCGGGAGCCAACTTAGGGGAGTAGCATAATTGGCAATGCGGCTGACTTTGGATCAGTCGAGTATAGGTTCGAATCCTATCTCCCCTGCCAACTCTATAATTACGGGCCGTTGCCCGTTCCTTTTTATTTTAGGAGGAAATTTAAATGGAGGCTCTACGAGAGCTTTTACATTACTTTAGATTAGGTCTTTATATCATGCTCCCACTATTAACAGTAGTATTAATAGTTGCAGGGATTAATGTATTAGTACCCGGATTCGCAATGGCAGCAGTCTTTGTGGTAACACTTATAATTGTTACCTTAGTTGTAGGAATAGGGGTTGAGCAGTTATCATGAACCTAGTATTTCTAGTTGCTACGTATAACGAATCCGCAGAAGTTGAGAACTTACTTACTACTGTTGCAGATTACGTGCAGGATATTGTAGTTTCGGATGACGGAAGCACCGACGATACGGTAGATACGGTATACGCTTGGGGCAAGGCGAACAATGATCGTATTATAGACGTTCTCTATAATGATCATACAGGACTTCCAGAATCTATTAAGAAGATTGGTGTAGACTATATTCGCTATACCATTGGCTCTAATACTTGGGTTCTGATGCTAGACGCGGATGAGCGGATAGATGAGGCAACTATGCATAAGATCGTAGAGTTTGTTCAGTCAGGCGATCTATCTACACATGTCTGGTTTACCCTTGATGAGTATATCGACGGAAAGGGGCCGTTACGCACCTTCCTAAAGTGCCGACTGTTTAGAGCGGATTCCGTTCGATTCTCCAACTCTGTACATGAAGACGATGACTTTATTGGGCAGGGAGCAAACTTCGGTTGGAAGATTACCCATAGAAAGACCAGTAGCAAGCAAATCCTGCGAGAGAATGAATACATAGAAACCTATAAGCGTCTACTGAGCGAGGGAAAGGTAACGCAGGAATGGATTGATCGTTGTATCGGCTTTCACTACTTTGTGAAAGAGTTCGGGTTGGTACCACATGGCTAAGGTAGTTTATACCGGAGGGACATTTGATTTGTTCCATGCAGGGCATGTTAACTTTCTTCGTCAATGTAAGGAGATTGCTGGGGAACGCGGCCAAGTAGTAGTATGCCTTAATACAGATGAATTTGTAGAGGGATATAAAGGTAAGCCCCCGATTTATAGTTATGAAGATCGTAGCGCTATTTTACAAGCGTGTAGGTATGTATTCTTTGTCTATCCTAATATTGGTGGGGCAGACTCTAAGCCCGCAATCGAGATAATAAAACCTAGCATCATAGTTGTTGGAGATGATTGGGCATGTAAAGACTATTACGCTCAGATGCAATTTACACAAAAATGGCTAGACGATAAAAATATTACTCTAGCATACGTACCCTATACCAAAGGTATTTCTACTACGGAACTAAAGCGGAGAATACTACAGTCATGACTCCCATAGTTGCCGTGGTCCCTACTAGATTTGATACAACTTATCTTCTGAGGCTGTTACCATCCTTAGGCGATATAGAAATGTTATATATCATGGATAATGGGCTAGATTCGGATAGGCTTTCCTACTTACAGCAAGAGTTACTATCCAATTCTACCATAAGGGATGCAACAATTATCCATTGCCCCGAACTATCAATCTATCAAATGTGGAATCTTGGCTGGGATGCCGCTATTAAGGACTTTGGACCAAAGGTTAATATAGCAATATTAAATGACGATATCTACTTCTTGCCCGGTACATTGAGTAAATTATCTCAATATCTTGAGCAAAATGATGATATTGGCGCTATATGTCCAGATTACTATAGGCCCACCTTTCTAAGAGAGGGAGATATAACTTTAGAGTATACAGATAGTACCTACGGTCATGGGGGCTTGGCAGGATTTGCGTTTATGGTCAAGGGCCATCTACCTATTAGGGTAGATTGGAATCTTCGTTGGTGGTATGGGGACGATGATCTAGTTAAAGAGATTGGAAAACTCGGCCTTAAAATTGCTAAACTTATTGGCCTTCCAGTAGACCATTATCAGGGCGCATCATTTAAACTTATACAAGATGAACTAGAAAAGCAGATTGAACTAGATCGTCAATATTTTAATAGGAAGTACGGTGAGAATAGAACAAGATGGTAAAGCAAGGTATAGCCATTGTAACTTGGTCGGGCGGCGAAGAGGCTTTCACGACACTTAGAAATTCTATTCCAGATATAAGTTATCCAATTATAGTTATAGTAAATGATGGATTTAATGCAGAGTGGACAAATACTTGGATCGAAAGTGGTAGAGATTATTTTATAAAACTAACTGGTGATCATTATGAGATAGGCGCTATCGGAGCTATCTTAGACTTTACAAATTGGGACGAATTTATCTTTCTTCAAGATACATTTGAAATTAAGAATGCAGATATATTTAGAAAATTATTTGAAGATTATCCTAATCAAAGTGTAGCATATAATCCGCACTTCCAGATGTATTTTGGAAAATTTAGACGGATAGCACTAAATAAGATATCTTTTCCAGAGGTAAATAATAAGGTAGATGCTGTCAGACAGGAAGATATATTTACTAAAGCCTATAGGGCAATAGAGCCGGTAGCAATCTTTAATCATGCTTTCGTAGATCAGAATTTCTACGGTAATTATGAAGAGCGTTGGGGGCGTAAGAATCTTGTCTTAGAAGATGAGTATATAATAAAGAGGAAAGGTACTTGGGATGCTGCAAGTCAATTATAGGTTGTTGAACTTAGTCAGAGGAATATGGTAAGATATGAGGGAAGAGACGGTTCTAGACAAAGGCTTCGTTAAATTAATAAACGTATACGGTGGAGATATCTCCGTGGTTGCCGCTGCACGCGTCAGCAACGGCCTAGGACCGGAGGAAGCGTCCAAAGGTGAGGAACAGGACCAGAAGTTAATTAATTATCTTATGAAGCATCGTCACGGAACACCATTTGAGCATAACCTGTTTACGTTCTATGTAAAGGTTCCTATCTTTGTGGCGCGAGAATGGCAGAGACATAGGATAGGAAGTTACAACGAGAAGTCTGGAAGGTATACAGAGTTCGAACCTGAATTCTATATTCCCAACGGATTTCGTAAGTCGGGCGCTACAAATAAGCAGGGATCAGAGCCAGTAGATGATCCCAAGGCTGCTGAGTGGCTAAAGGAAGGTTTTATCAAGTGGTCCCAAATGGCGTATGATGAGTACGTATTTCTATTAAAGCAAGACCTAGCTAAAGAAATGGCGCGCATGGTATTACCACTTAATCTATACACTGAATACTACTGGTCTGTGAACGCGAGGTCATTGATGAACTTTCTAAGTCTTCGCACAGGAGAGGACGCCCAATGGGAGATACAGATGTATGCCAAGGCCATTGAACCTATGTTTGATGCCATTATGCCTATGACCTACAAAGCGTGGATTGATAACGGACGTATTGCCCCCTAGCCGAATTGTTGTAACGGAAGCGATTCTGCTTTACACGCAGACAGAAGAGGTTCGATTCCTCTATTCGGTACCAATACTTAGGAGAGATGAAATTTAATGGGAGAGTGGAAAGCCACTCCTTGGACTAAGGAGGAGGCTGAGAAGTTTGAAAGCGCAGCAGGGTACTTTAGTGAGTATTGTAGTTGGTGTGACTTTAATGAAGGAACCTTAGATGACTGCTATTGTGAAGAGGATTGTGGGGCGATAGGATGCCAAGGTTTAATTTCTTCAGAAAAAGATTAAAATCGCCCAAAATACAGCCGAATATGCTGAGTAACTTAACGAGGACCACATTATCGGGCGAAATAATAGAAATTAATAAAATTACTCTAGATAAGCCCTATAAGACAGCCAACGCTGTATGCCCGTGTGAGGAACAAGGTAAAGGACATGATGGTGAATACTGTACAGAGTGCGACCATTTCCATACGCTAAGTTTCGGAGCGCAGTATATCAAAATGTAATCCGTAGCCCCTAGGCCAACTGGTTGTAGGCGTCTGTCTTATAAACAGATTTTGGTGGGTTCGACTCCCACAGGGGCTACCAACACTTTAAGCCGGTGTAGCTTTAATCTGGTAGAGCAGCGCACTTGTAATGCGACGGTTGAGGGTTCGACTCCTTTCACCGGCCCCAAATTTTTTAAGGAAGGATAATGACATATTATAGTACTGATCCAAATAAATTATTTCTTGAGCCTCGCTATCCCGCTAATAAGGAATTTGAAGACCCCATAGAAGAAGCCTTCCTAAAGGGCGGAATATTTGTGGATATGGGATGTGGGGATAAGAAAATCCATTCAGCCTTTATAGGCGTTGATCCTTATATAGATTGTCCCGAAGTTAATGTTAAAGCATATATGTGGGATACTCCCTTCGAAGATAATAGTATAGACTTACTAACTTGTTTCTCTGCATTAGAACACGTATCTAAATTTAATGTGCAACCAACGCTTAAGGAATTTGCCCGAATATTAAAACCGGGCGGATTAGCAGGAATAATAGTACCTAACTTAATACATGCTTTCCTAGAGTGGGTAGAGAAGCAATCTAATGGCTATGATATGGACATGATATTTGGTACTCAAGAGCATGAGGGAGAGTATCATCGAACAGGATTCTCAGTTCCTTTGATTATAAAGTATTTTGCTAACATACCAGAGTTTAAATTAGATAATATATGGGACGTTAATGGGTACGCCCAATGGAATTACGGAATAATTGCCCGAAAATTAGATAAATAAACAGTATTATAGTAGACACCTAATAACATAGGTGTTTTTATTTTGCCTGAAAGTAATTCAATACTATGGCATAAGACAATTATACTTTCAGGAGGTATAAACATGGCAGCAACATTTAGCTGGGCACAGTACACAGGTTCTAACGCAGCCTCTTCAACTCCTAGTACATACAGTTTGACACCAACATCGTCTTCAAACTCAATGTCTTGGGACTTTGAGACACTAGATGGTCCCGGTACTGCGTCCTATACAGCAAATCCCGTAAGTGCGGGATCAAACTCTTATCCAGTATGGCTAAAAGGCTACTGGACAAACGGTGTAGGATATACAATTTCAGCAGTCAAGTTCTGGCAGTTTAACCCAGCAGCTTCTTCTGCGAATACAGCATCGTTTACAATCTTTGCTACAAGCAATACACAGTACTCTATGGCGAGTGGAACACCTACGGGAGCAGCATATGCTTCTAACGTTTCTCTAGTTCCTCACACAGCCTCAACAGCATCTCCAACAAACGCTCTAACAAATATGACAGCAACCTTTGGTGGAGCCGCTAACTCATATGTAATGCCAACGTTCCTATGCTTGCAGTTAAGTGCTAATGCTGCTGCTCCTGCTGGAACAAGTGGATATTTCGGATTTACTCTACAATACGACGAAATGTAATTTGACCCTCATATAAAGAAGGTGCTATAATGGTAACTAAGAAGTCAGCACCCTTTGGTAAGGATGACAAGAAAGGAATGAGATGCGCGAATTGTGGAAGTACTTCACATGCAACCGCAGGATGCAAGAAGAAGAAATAAAACCTAGTTAGGGGGCTGATGTATTTGTGGGGCCATGAAGGTAAGTCACGTAGATTAGATATTTTTATCGAAACAAACTATAAAACATTAAAGAAACTTAAAAAATTAGATCGGAGGATGGATGAAATCATGGGAGTACTAGACACACTAGCAGTAGCACTTGAAGATTTAAAGTTGGACTCAGCAGCAGTAGTTGCCAGAGTAGCAGAAGACTTTGCTTTCCTAAAGGCACAGATTGCAGAACTAACAGTAAGAATTGATGAGTTAGTCGCTGGACAGGTTGACCCTGCACAGGTACTAGCACTACAGGAACTAGTTGGAGAGATTGGAGTTACAGTAGAAGGAATCGAAGATATTCCTAATCCTGTTCCTGTTCCTGATCCAGAACCAGAGCCAGAACCAATTCCAGAAGAACCACCAGTAGTCTAAGGGAGTAATTAATGGATAAGGTTAAGGGAGTTAACGTAGTAGTGGGGATACCATCTTTCGGGATGGTATCCACCTACTTTATGCAAGCTAGATTATCTCAACAATTTCCACTGGTTTCTAGTGCAGTTGATAAGATTGTTTTAAATAAGCCTATAGCAGACGCTAGAAATGAAATAGTTGAGTACGCTCTACAACAAGGAGCGCACTATATCTATTGGCTGGATGATGATGTAATTGCTCCACCAGATTCTTTTCTAAAGATGTACTATCAGAATAGGGATATAATCAACGGAGTATATTGGGCTAAATCTAATCCACCTATGCCTCTATTATTTAGAGGCCATCTTGAAGGACCATACTGGGATTGGCACGTTGGAGATTTTATAGAGATAGATGCCGCAGGAAGCGGACTAACTTTAGTAAAGACAGATGTTTATCGTAAGATGCAAAAAGAATTAGGTGGTCCTTGGTACTCTGTTGATTATGGGTCATTCCCCGGAATAGTTCCCGATAAGGCACATAATAATACAGAGGACTTATACTTCTATTGGAAAGCTAAGAAATTAGGATATAAGGTATGGGCAGACACTTCTATTCAAGCCCTTCATTATGACAAGTTCGGAAAAATGTTATATGGGATGCCACATAATGCCCCACAGGCGCATCCTGATTGGGAAATTAGACCAGAAGGGGGCAAATTAATTGCTGACCTAGGCTCTGGTGGCGTAAGTACCTATATGAGAGATGAGGGAAAGATAGTAACCTTCGATATCCGAGAAGAGGTTAAGCCAAGCGTAGTTTGTGATCTTAGGAGTATACCTGTACCTGAACAAATATTTGATATAGTATATAGTTCACATACTTTAGAGCATTTTGGCATTAATAATGTTCAACAAATTCTAAAGGAATGGGTTCGAATACTTAAAGTTGGTGGAGAACTTCGTTTAGCGGTACCCAACCTACGCCATGTAGGATATAGATTAGCTATGGATAGAATAATAGGTACCGATCTATGGACTTTGTATGGAGAACAGGATTACCCTAAGAATTTTCACGCGATGGGATTTACCCCTAACACACTAAAGGCTTTAGTAGAAAGTCTTAATTGCTTTGAGGATATTCAAATTGAGGAAGGAAATCCGTTTGGAGAGCCTAATGCTTTAAATTGGACTATACAACTTAGAGCTATTAAGAACAAGCATAACGTACTTGAGAATATTACACCTGATAATTATAAGGCACCGCCTATGGTCCCTTACTGGATACCTATGGCTATTTATCCAGAAATAAATGAAAGATCACTTACACCAGATGAAATAGAAAAAGATATACAGAAGGCGTCCGAGAATGTAAAGCCCCCTGAATTTGATTTTATTTGGGGATCACCAGAACAAAGAATTTGGAATAAAGAGCCTGAAGTAATAGCGCCTAAAGAAGAAGTAGTAGAAGAAGTAAAAGTGGAGGAGAAGGATGGGCTGGGTAGCAATCAACAAGCAGTACGAAGTACTAAGAGAGGACGCGCCCCACGGAAGACCAGTACAAGCGGGTGAGGAAGGTAATTTATTATTTATTCTTCAAGAAGATTTTGGGCACAAGATAGCTGTAGATTTACTTAATGGAGTATTAATAATAGACTACGATAACTGGGAAATCGTTAATAACGATGTACAGCTTTATAATCCAAAGTCTGTTATATATATTTGTGATGAAACAACTATTGTTGGACTTCTATCCCATATGGAATCTTCGGAACCGGATGAACAAGGCTGGGTACAAAATACGTTTACTCCCCTAGTATGGAGGCCGATCTGGTTTACCAGAATGACTAACGCTATTGCCACCAAGATTATCGGGGCGCAGACAACAATGCCCAAGGAATTTGGTGGAAAGAATATTAAGAAGATGATTTCTATATTTGATACGGGCGCACTAGGAATAGACTAGGTGATTACATGAGATGGGTAATAAGTCCAATTATAGGTAACGGTACCTCAGAGATAGTAGAGGGATCGGAAGCCACTACAGGGCCATACAGGGCCGCTGTGGGAGACTACGGACCTCACGCTGCGCTTATACCGGGGAATACTGATGGTACTCCCAAGGAAAGTTGGGCGCTAGTATATTTCGGTGGAGATGCTACACAAACAGCAGCCGCAGAAGCAGATGGGGCAATAAGAGTATTCCCCGCTGGTTTAACAGAGGAATCTGTTCTTACTGCACCACAGGCAAATGTATTTAATAACTATCTAGATAACTATGGAATCAATAATGTGCTAAGTGCAGGAATGACTGGTAAACAGGCGATTGAAGCAATCGCGCATGAAATTGATCCTACATTTAATTATAATGGAATGAGGGTTGGATAAATATGACATTTGCAATTTTCTTTGAACCAGAGGACGCGGCTCAGATTGCGGGCAGCATTAATGCAGCGACTCTACCCATAGCCTTAAAGAATGAGGGCCGAAAGTATTGGAATGCGGGCATGAAGAATTGGGCTACTGCTCCGGTTGGTACATTCCCCGGAGATGAGTTATCCTGCCCACTCTGCCGCATTCTTGTAATGGACGCTCCCGGCTGCACGCTGGCAGGATTTATTACACTATGTACAGAAGTCGGGGCATTTATTGGTAGCGGTACCGTGGCCGGTCATTACTTAGAAAAGTTGGCCGTGGAAATGGCACAAACAGGTATTGAACCTTGGCCAATAGTATAATATAATATAAGGATATTTAAAGAAGAAGTAATTCAATACTTTTACCCATACAAGGGGATGATCTAGTTGAACAGAATAGTAACCGAAGTAGAGTTTAAAATCTCTGCTTCGGTTATTTTTTTGTCTTTTACGTCCAAAGATTTGGGGGTGAAAGATAAATGGCTGTAATATTCTTAACTGGATTTGAGTCTGCCGCCGAGAAGGTAGACAACATCACGCTGACGGGTACGGCTGCGTATTCCACGACTCAGGCCCGGACAGGCACGCGCTCGATCCGCTGCAATCCGGCGTCGGCTGCGAGCGGATATTTCTCGTTCTCCGTACCCAGTGCGCCGTACTGGGCCGGTTTCGGGTTGTATATAGCCACGCTCCCCTCTTTGACTCGGATTATCGGTGGGAGTGTGGCCGCGAACAACCTTCGACTGACATCGACCGGCACGCTACAGATTTACGATCGGACCACGCTGGCAGCGACAACAAGTGCCGCTCTAAACACCGGCCAGTGGTATTGGGTGTCGTTCATTCTCGGGGGCGCCCCAATCTATTATGACAACGTCATCGAGGTGGACGGCGTTGCCACGGCAAATGGAGCGGTGGGTCTGCAAGGGCAAAGTGCGGGGACCGTGTTACTCGGTGCTTCTGGCACAGAGTCATCCGCCATGGATATCTACATCGACGATGTGATCATCGCTGAGTTCACCACCTCCCTCGCCCCCTCCAAAGTAGCCCTGCTCCTGCCGATCAGCGACAAGTACCGGGACACCCTCTGGACCGGCGGTAGCGGCGGTACGACGAACCTGTACGACGCGGTCAACAACTGCCCGCCGGTAGGGTCGGCCACCGAGAGCGACACGACGCAGATCGAGCACGCGGGCGGCGCGGGTGGCGCGACCGACAAGTACGAAGCCTACATGACCACATGGGCGGATGCGGGCATCAACGAGGCGGATACCACCATTGCGGCCCGATCCGTCGTCGTGTGGGGCGAGGACAGCGCCACCGGGGCGAAGCTTCTGTCCTACGGGTCGTATTACAGCACCGAGGCCCTCACGGTGGGCGAGTTAAGCATCGACGTGTCCACCGGGCACGGCAGCGGCGCGCTCGGCACCTACTCGACCGGGACGGACTACTGGAACGAGCGGCGTGATGCGATCGCCTCTCCTGTCCCCGCTGGGGCATACGACTATCAGCCGTATATGCGCGTGACGCGCCCCGAGACAGCATCCCGCGTGGCGTCCGTCTGCTTCATGGGGATCTACGTCGCGTGGACTCCTGCAAGAACTAATAGTGGTTATGCCCAATCAAATGCTAAGATAAAAGGAATTGCTGTTCAAGCATACGGACAATCTTTGGCCCAAATAAAAGTCCTAGCAAATAAGTCTTATGCTCAAGCACAAGCAACTATAGCTGCTGGTGCTGTTACTACATATAAGTCTTATGCACAATCTAATACTAAGATAAAAGCGATTAATGTTCAATCATATGGACTAGCAGCAGCATTAATATATTCTACCCCCCAATATAGTTCTGTATATGATAGTTTTACTAGAACGGTAGCAGATGGTTGGGGAACATCCGATAATGCTGGCGGCTGGACTATGAGTGATTCAGCCGTAGGAGTTTTCTCTACAAACGGGTCTAGCGCGCAAGTCGCTAACTATGGAGAAAGAATATCTCTAGGTAATTTAGTACTTCCTCAACAGTGGAAGATATATTACGAGTTCAGTTTAAATGTCCTACCTAATGCGGCGGATAGCCTCTATATAGCGCTTCAGTCTGGTAGAGGATCATCTTATATTGGCGCCATATCTTCTGGCTGGTCCCAAGAAGGAACCGGATTAATAATAGATGAAAATGGAAATTTAAGTATACGTTCCTATCATAGAACCTTTAATACAACAGCTAGTTTAGGGGCAACCTATAGTGCAGGACAAACTTGGGCTTACGAGTCTTATGTAAGTCGTAGTGGAAATGATATAGTTTCTAACGTAACTGTTTGGAATTTATCTACTCCTAATACTAAATATAATGCTAGTGTAACTAGGATAAATAGCATAGCTTATGTCCCCGGCCATGCTAGCTTCCTGTTTACCTCGGGTACTGCAACTCTTATTGCTACTCTTGATAATCTTCTATTATCAAAATGGTATAGTACCCCTTCGGCACAAGCACAAAGCCAGATAAAGACAACGTATCGAAGTTATGCCCAAGCGCAGGCTAAGATTATTACTACTAAACAATCTTATGCACAATCTTTGGCTCATATTAGACTAACAAATCAAGTTTGGGCGCAGAGTAATGCCTACATAAAGGCAATTGGTATAACAGCCTATGGACAATCCCTAGCACAAATAAAGCAAACTTATCCGTTTGGGGGCGGGGGCGCAATCTTAGCACAGGACGATTTCTCGCCCGACTACGCCAATCTTAATGGTAATCCGGCAGATATTGGTGGTAATTATTCTGTCTATTATAACGATTCATCGGGAACAGTTCTTAGAAGTCTGAGTGGTCATCTAAGAAATAGTGCTTCCGGTGCTGGACGCTCTTACTACAGGGTAGGTACGGGGACGGACGGAGATACCGATCATCTCTTGACATGGGACATAACTGCTAACGGGTACGGTGGTCTTTGGCTTAGAGGTACAGGCGGAAATAACTTTTATTGTTTAGATTTTGGCTACCGCGCCGAAGTGGACTCCACTTTATATCGAAGGACGGCTGGGGTACTTACTGTTCTCGCGTCTTATAATATTGATCCCCTTGCTGGAACAGATACACGAGTTCGCATATCTGTTAGCGGGGTTAGTTCGACCTCTCTTAAGGTTAGGTATTGGGATCAATCTGGCGCGGAGCCGGAAACATGGGCTATCAATACTACAGATAACACAGCAGGAAATCAGATAGCGGCAGGAGCCTTTGGTATTTGGGGTCGTCTAGACACATCGGCAGACTATAGTGCTGACGATTATCTAGTTACCGAAATTGGTAGTGGAGTCCAAGGTCCAACATTCGCTCAGGCTCAGACACAAGTATCTATACCTATCATAGTAACTGTAAGAGTATACGCGCAAGCCCAAACTCAGGTTAAAGCAACAACGCTTTCTTATGCCCAAACGCAGGGCCAGATCAAGACTACATATAGAGTCTATGCGCAGAGCCAAGCACAGATAGAGCAGATTTATCTAGCTTATGCCCAAGCAACTGCTAAGATAATACTATCAAATCTACGGGTATATGGACAGGCACAAGTTCAAATAAAGACTGCATATCAGGTATATGCACAGGCACAATCGAAGATTATTCTATCAGGACTTCTTGCTTATGCTCAAGCCCAAGGACGAGTTAAGGCTGTATATCAAGTATATGCTCAAGCACAAACTTGGGTCGAACAATCATATCAAGGCTACGCACAGGTAGCTACTTGGATCGAGCAAACATATAGGGGCTATGCACAGGCGCTAGCAAATATTAAACAGACGTATCAGGCATACGGGCAAACTAATGTCAAGATAATCCTTTCTGGTATTATAGTCTACGCTCAGGCACTAGCAAGAATTAAATCTATTTATCAAGGCTATGGGCAAGCGCAAACATGGGTAGAGCAATCTTACCAAGTTTGGGCGCAAGCGAGCGCCAAGATAGTTCTATCTAACCTTCAAGCATATGGACAAGCGCAAGCAGACATTAAGACCACCTATAGAATATATGGACAAGCTAATTCCTATATTAAGATAGTAGGTATTAATGGCTATGCTCAAGCACAATCTCAGGTTAAGCAAGTATATCGAAGTTATGCTCAATCTCAGGTAACTATCAAGGTAACTACCCTTGTATACGCTCAGGCACAAAGTAAAATTATACAGACTTATCAAATATATGGTCAAGCGCAAGCAAAGATTAATGCGTTTAATATACAACAATATGCTCAAGCATCTGTTTGGTTAGAAGGCTCATTCTCACAATATGCACAGGCTCAAGTATGGATTAAAACTTCTTATCAATCTTATGGGCAAGCACAGACTCAGATAAAGCAAATCTATAGGGTTTACGCTCAATCCTTGGCGCAAATCAAAACTACTTATCTAGTCAATGCTCAAGCGAATACCTACATTAAGACTACTGGATTACAAGTATATGCTCAGTCTCAAGCGCAGATCAAGCAAACTTATACAGGCTGGGCGCAAGCAAATGCTTATATACGCTTATCAGGATTGCAAGTATACGGCCAAGCACAAGTTAGAATTAAAACTACTTACCAAGTATACGGTCAGGCACAAGCTAAACTAAACGCATTTAATATTCAAACCTATGCGCAAGCAATGGTATGGCTGGAAGGAGCATTTACACAATTTGCTCAATCACAAGCGAAATTAAATGCGTTTGCTGTTAAAGCGTATGGACAATCACAGGTTTGGGTTAAGGCATCATATGCAACGTTTGCACAGGCCCAAACGCAAATTAAGTCAACGTATCTTTCTTGCGCCCAAAGCCAAGCGCAGATTAAGTCTGCCTATCAGGTATACGGACAATCTCAAGCACAAATTAAAACTACTTATCAGGCTTATGCGCAAGCACAATCCAAGATAATACTTTCGGCTTTACAGGTATACGGACAAGCGCAGACTCAGGTTAAGACTTCTTATGTAGTTTATGCCCAAGCAAACGCTCGTATTATTATGATCGGTTTGTCTGTTTATGCCCAAACACAGACGCAGATCAAAGCAACCTATCAAGTATTTGCACAAGCAAATACTTATGTCAAAGTTACTGGTAATGTAACATTCGCGCAAGCACAAACACAGATTAAAACTACTTACTTAGTTTATGCACAAGCGCAGGGAGTAATCCTAGCGTCATATCGTGGCTATGCTCAGGCGCAATCTTACATTGCTGTCAGGGATATAGAAGCATACGCACAAGCGGGCGCAACAATAAGAGCTATAGGTCAAGGTTACTCACAAGCAGAAGTATGGATTTATATACCACAAATAGCTAGACCAATAGCAGATATAAGCAACGATGGTAATTGGGTCGGGACGGTGAGAGACTAATGGCTGATATACAAGTCCTATACAATGAAACCGTTGCTGGAACAACTGCTGCTACTACAGCATGGGTAGACCTTGCAACTATTGCTGCCGGAAGTTTCACCGGGGGCAGAACCTATCTTATTCTTGCTAATCAAGTATCTATTCACGATAACTCTACTAACTATACACGGGCAAGGTTAGTTTACGGTACAACTCCTACAGCATTTACCGACGCTACATTACAGTATGAAGGTACGCTGACTACACAGGAACACGAAGTATCGTGGATGTATACCTATGCTCAACCGGCTACTCCTGACCTAGTTAAGATTCAGATCAGTAGTAATACTACTGGGTCAACGATTACCAACAGATTATCTCAGATTATTGCAATTGATATAACCGATTGGACTAGTGGCACAGATTATATCTGGACTCAAGATACCGTTGATTATACCTACACAACAACACCAACTGCTAAAGCAACCTCTGCATCGTTCACTCCAAATGGCACAGACGTTTGGCTATACGCTTCCAACTTGATTCATGGTGTTAATACAACGCTTACAACTCAGATCAGCTTTGAACTATACGACTCAGTAGCAGGAGTATTAAATAGAACTTCACAAGAGGGCGAGGATACTGCCGATCAATTAGGTGCTAACCAGTATTGGGTAGGCGTACCTACAAACGCAGCTAGAACAATTGCTGTACGTCCAGCACAGGCAACGACTGCTGACGCTACTATGTTCTCTGCTAGAACGTTGGCACTTAATCTTACTAAACTATTTACCCAAGTTTCTTATGTATTCGCTGCTGGTGAAATCGATCCGGCAACTACACCAACCTATACAAATGTTGCAACTGTTTCCCCAACTCCTGCCGTTACTGGTGATTGGGTTTATCTTGCATTCTCTAACCAAGATGTTAACGAAATAACAACAGACTGGGAAGCTAGACTTCAAGTTAATCCTGATGGTGGGGGACTAGTAAGCGATCCTGCCTTTGCTTCTACCGCCCCAAGTATAGATCAATGGGATATAACAGATGAGACAGCGTTCTCAATATTCAAGTTGCACCAATTAGACTCGGGCGCAGCAAGGGCTATTAACTGGGATTGGAGACAAGTAGCAGGAACAACAGGTAGAGTAGAAGATAATGGATTAGTTGCTTTCTCTGTAGTAAGCCATAGTTTTGATAAAGTTTTTGCTCAGGCACAAACCCATATTAAGCATACTGATAACCAAGTTTGGGCGCAAGCGGAAGTAGGTATTAAAACTACAGAAAGAGAGTTTGGACAAGCACAGGTAGAAATAGCACCACCTGTTACAACCTATAGTGTCTATGCTCAGGGTCAAGCAGCCATCGTAAGAACAGAACAAGATTATGCTCAAGCACAGTCTTGGATTAAACACACAGAATTAATTTATGGTCAAACTCAAACAACAATTAAGCAAGCCTATCAAGCATGGGCGCAAGGTAATACCCATATAAAGAGAACAGAACAAGTCTATGCACAAGGTAATGCTTGGATTAAAGTAACTGGTATAACTTCTTATGCCCAATCTCAGGCGCATATCAATGCTACGTACCTATCTTATGGTCAAGCGATGACAGCAACCCTACAAATTAGTATGGTTACTGCACAGGTACAGACTTGGATTGAAATCTATCCTCTAGCATATGCTCAAGCCTCTGTTTGGATAAAACAAACCTATCCATTTGGTGGCGGGGCAACAGTAGTTGCACAGGATTCCTTTACTGAATCTGGTACAGGACTTGTTAATCTAAATACACATACAGCAGAGATTGGCGGAACGTGGTCTATACATCATGATGAATATTCCGTTAATATAGATCGATCTACAGACACAGTTAAAACTATTAACCAAGATAATGCATATTACTATCTTCCTTCTACCAACTTTTCGGATGGGGATATATATCTTACTATAAAAGCCGGATCAGAGCGCTCAGGAGTTATACTTAGGATACTTGGAAGTAATCCAGCTATCTATTATGCAGCAGTGGCTAGAAATCACGATGACTTTGGAACACCAAGGCAGAAGATAAGTTTATGGTATAGTAATACTTCTGCTTCTCACATGGATGTAGGTACAGGTAATATAGATAAATCAGGTATTTGGACTCTCGATACTGAAATAAGGCTAAGAGTTAATGTACAAGGATCTAGTCCAACCTACATAAAGGTTAAGGCTTGGGAAACATCAGGATTAGAGCCGGATACTTGGGATATCGATACTAGTGATAATCGTGCAGAGAATCAAAGTGCAGTACCTACCCCAGTAGGAATTATATTTAGAACTCTTGGTAACGATGGTGAAGTAGATGACTTCTTAGCAATTTCTGGTACAGCCGTACAAGGACCAACTTTCGCGCAAGCACAAGCAACTATAAAGACTTCTAGTAGCCAATATGCACAGGCTCAGGTATATATTGAAAGCCTATTAAAAGCTGGATACGCACAGGCTTTGGGGCAAGTAGGAAGAATAGATAACCTATATAGTTATATAGATGAAGTAGTAGCAGATGATAACGATTATATAGTTTCACCGCTAGTAGTTGCTGGATCAAGTATGGCAAGGGTTCAATTAAGTAGTCTTATCGCACCCGATTGGCCTATAGACCATATCTTACGATTCAGGGCTGCACGAACAGCCGGTAGTGATAATGGTGCCTTTACAATTCACCTATACCAAGATACTACTCTTATTTTCGAATATAATCCTGATATATCTACTTCCTTCCAGACCTATATATATGAATTAACTTCACTTCAAATTGCTGCGATTACAGATTATTCTGCACTTGCTATAGAGTTTGAAGCACAGAATGGTAAAGCATTAGTATCTTGGGTAGAGTTCCAAGTACCTTCTGGTTCTGGATCAAAGAAAGTTAGACAATATGCTCAAGCACAAGCATTTATCTTTGTACCAATACAGACAGTAAGACAGTATGGACAAGCACAAGCACAGATCAGACGAACAGAGCAGGGCTATGCTCAGGCACAAGGAAAGATTATACTTTCGGGGCAACAAATATTCGCACAAGCACAATCACAGATAAAGCAAACATATCAAGCATACGCTCAGGCTAATACTAAGATAATACTCTCTGCATTAAAAGTATACGGACAAGCGTTAGCCGCTATTAAGACCACTTATAATGCATATGCTCAAGCCAACGCCTATATCAAGATAGTCGGTATTAATTCCTATGCTCAGTCACAAGCACAAATCAAGCAAACGTATCTGGTATATGGACAGACACAAGCAAAGATTAATGCTTTCGGTACTCAGCAGTATGCTCAGGCAAGTGTATGGATCGAAGGATCATTTGTACCTTCAGGACAAGCACAAGCGAAGATCAATGCCTTTGGTACACGGCAATATGGACAAGCCGCAGCTATAATTAAGACTACATACTTAGTACACGCACAGTCAATAACGCGTATTCTTAATTCTTATCAAGCAGTTTCACAGGCTCAGGTACAGATTAGGCAGACCTATCAAGTATATGCTCAGGCACAAGCAAGATTTATTGCATTTGGTGTACGGGTCTATGGACAGGCTTCAGTTTGGATAGCCGGGTCATTCGTAGTATTTGCTCAGGCACAGACTAGAATTTATGCATTCAAGGTTAACGCATATGCCCAAGGGCAAGCACAGATTAAGCAGACATATCGAGTATATGCTACCGCTCAGTCGCAAGTAAAGCAAAGCTACCTATCAGTAGCACAGGTTCAAGCAACTATCGAGCAATCCTATGTAGTTGCTGCTCAGGCACAGGCGAACATTAAAACTACCTACCTTGTATGGGCGCAAGGAAATGCATATATTATACTATCTGGATTACAGGTATACGCTCAAGCAAGTGCTTATATTATATCTGGTATAAAAGTATACGCTCAAGCACAGACACAGATCAAAGCTGTAAGTAATCAGTATGCTCAAGCCGCTACTTGGATAGCTGGTAGCTCTGTTGTATTCGCACAGGCCCAAGCAAAGATCAACGCCTTTGGCATTCAGACTTATGGGCAAGCGGCAGTTATAGTTAAGACTACACAAGTTGTACATGCACAGGCAATAACACGCATTCTTACTTCGTATCAAGCGGTTGCTCAGGCTAAGACAGGTATCAAGTCAATAAGTGCCGTATCTGCTCAAGCACAAACAATAATTAGAACTACTAACCAAGTTTACGGTCTTGCAATGACAGCAACCCTACAAACTAGTACCGTTACTGCACACGCAACGACTTCTATTAAGCAAGTATATATAGTCTCGGCTCAAGCGCAAGTTAAATTAAATGTTTACGCTATTAAACAGTATGCTCAGGCTACTGTATGGATGGCAGGATCAGCCTTACAATTAGCGCAAGCACAAACAAGAATTCTTGCTTATAACGTACAATCTTATGCTCAGGTTTGGGCGCAGATTAAGATTACAAGCACTCAAATAGGACAAGCACAAGCACTTATTAAGGTAAGTACCAGAGTTTACGGTCAAGCACAGGCCCAAGTAAAGCAAGTATATTTACCAGTAGCACAAGCACAAACATCTATCAAGACAACTTATCAGGTATATGCACAGTCTCTTGCACAGATATTACACAGTTATCTAGTATCTGCACAATCGATTGCACAAATCTACATAGTTGGTCAAGGATTTGCAAACGCACTTGTATTAATAAAGCAAACTTATAATAGTTATGCTCAATCACAAGCACAAATTCTAGGACTATATGTAAATCAACAGTACGCTACTGCCCAAGGTTGGATCAAGACAACGGTTAGTGTATATGCACAGGCCGAAGCAAATATTATTCTTTCGGGTCTACAGCAATTCGCGCAAGCAGAAGTATTAATTACAACTGCTGGTAATCAAGTTTATGCACAAGCTACTACAATTATCCTAGCTACTTATAGTAGTCAGGCACAGGCAGAAGCATTAATCCTAAAGTCTGCTGGATATGGACAGGCTCAAGTATTTACAATCTTCCTACATACCCTAAAGACATTAATAATAAGCGATCACTCTCTAGGGCTGGTACTAAGCGATAGAGATTCAATAGAAGAAATAATTGATGACACATTAATAGAGCCAGATATAACAGATGATATAATAGAATTTAATTTAAGAGTTTCAGATCGAGGTCTGTTACTCGTACTTAGCGACCGAAATTATTAGGGGGTGAGTATATGACAAATCCGAACGTTTACGTCCTAGGCGGAACTCCTGAGTTACGCTTAGAATTTTATGATCAGAATAATTTGCCAATGAATCCATATCAATCTAGATTAAGTATAAAAGACCCGGTAGGAAATATCGTAACATATTCGGGGGCAGATTTGATTACTGCTTCTGGATATCAATACTATATATATCGACCCCCTATAATCGGATGGTATGAGTACGAGGCTTGGGGAGCCGATGGTTCGGGGCGAGAAATTGCACAGACCAAAGGCTTTGAAGTTATAGATAGAGTATATTAATTAAAGGAGAGTTGAACTTCCCTATATGAATATGTTATAGTATGTGTGTGGGAGGCAGCTAGTGGTACTTCCTGCTTCCCACACAATGGCGGCGTGGTGGAATGGCATACACGGTTGACTTAAAATCAACTGCCTTCGGGCATGAGAGTTCGAATCTCTCCACCGCTACCAAATCTTTTGGAGTTAATATGAAACAAGCAATAGCCCTAGTAACTTGGGCAGGAACAATACATCTAGCTAAAGAGTTACTAGAAACATCTCTTAAAGATTATAGTAAACAAGTAGTAGTTATTATAAATGAAGTAGAAGCATCTGAGGATGTGGATACTCTCAAGTGGTTGGTAAATAATTATTTTACGCTTCCAGTACAGGGAAACCGATGGGAAGTCGGGGGCTTGGAAGCCATGATGGCTTTAACTGATTTTGATGAGTGGATTCTAATTCAAGATACACTAGAGATTAAAGACATTACTATCTTTGATAGTATGTTTAATAGTTATGGTAAGAGCGTTTCATTTGGACCGGGATGGCATTGCTATCTTGGTAAATATAGAAGAGAAGTATTAAACCAGATTACTCTTCCAGTTTGTCTCAATAAGATAGATGCTATCTATCATGAATTAATAACCCTGCCTAGAATGTATAATAAAGTTGCTGAAATACTTGAGGGCCAACCAGTCAAGGTATTATTTGAGAATTGGGGTAATGCTAATCCAACTAATACATATGATTATAAATTTAATAGGAAGAATTTAGTTCTAGGTAATCCGTATATAGTTAAAAGGAAGTCTCTAGAGTACGAAATTTACTGTCCTATACTACCCAACCTTAGGTGGTCGGCAGTTCTTTCTGAATAATGTCAACCCCTCCGTAGCCCAATTGGTAGAGGCTATCGGCTCAAACCCGATAACGTGTCAGTTCAAATCTGACCGGGGGGACCAAAAATAACGATGTAGGGGGACCATATGAAAAAGTCAACCAGATTAGCAATATTCTTTGTAATAGGTATCCTAGTAGGATTCTTCTTTCTTAGTAACGTGCTTGCTGATGTAGGCGGGCCACCAGTAGAAACACCGTACTTTACTCCTGAACCTATTGTAACTCCTGCTCCGGTTACTCCTGAGCCGACAGTTATAGTGACGCCAGAGCCTACGGTTATACCAACGGTAATACCTACTGCTATACCAACAGCCGTACCCACACCAGAGCCATCTATACCTACAGATGAAGAACTAGATTTAGCTATAAAAGAATTAATAATTAATAATACAGAATTAATTAATGAGAATGCTGCTCTTATTGAAGTTAATAACCAATTAATAGAGTCCCTAATAATATTAGGAGTCATCTTCTCCTTAACACTATTAGTTCTAACAATTTTTACATATCGCATATTTAGAGCGATAAGATTATTAATGGATGTATTTGATTGGTAAACAAATTTTGGCCTCGTAGCCCAATTGGTAGAGGCGCTTGGCTTAGGACCAAGAGGTTGAGAGTTCGAATCTCTCCGAGGCCACCAAAATTTTTAGGAGATGAGTTATGTGGGTTTTAATGAGTATGTTTATGTACTCCCTATGGAGACTAGAACAAGTGCTGTAACTAGCCCTGTTCAGGTAAACAAAGGATTCAAGGGAGTTAAGTTAACTTTATTTGTAGCAACTATTTCAGGTGATATAGGTATGCACCTTAATGGTGTAGACAGGCTTTCGGGACAACAGTACTATCTGTTAAGTTCTTCTTCTGTATCTGCTAGCGGTGTAACTAACTTAACAGTTTACCCCGGAATAACAACACAGGCTAATGTTGCACTTAGTACAGTTCTACCGTATGATTGGAGTGTAACAGTAGCACCAGTAGGTAGCGCTGAAGCAAGGTATTCGGTAGGCGCAAGTTTAATAGAGTAGGTATTAGATGAATCAAGGTATAGTAGTTTGTACATGGAGTGGGGGCAAGGACTGGACTTGGCTATGCCTTAATAGTCTAGAGCCTATATACGGTAAATACCCTATATACGTAGTTATAAATGACTATAAAAATGCCCCCAAAGATTGGATAGAGGAACTTAATAAATATGTAAACGTAATACTAATAGAATCCGATCTACGTGAAATTGGAGCACTTACTAGCATAGTAAAGAATACTGATCTGGATGAATTTTGGTTCTTTCAAGATACGATAGAGATAACTGATACTACTTTTATAGTAAGATCGTTTGAGGATTTTCCGGGTAACTCTATGAGTTACATGCAAAACTATATGCAATACTACTTAGGTAAATGGAAGTCTGAAGTTATTAGAAGTATGGATATCAAACTTCCTGAAAAAATCTCTAAATTAGAGGCTATTGAATATGAACTAAAATTTGCTAATTCTTATGCCGCTAAAGATTTTTCTAAGTCTCCATTAGCTATCGATGCATCTATGGGGTATTCAAACTATAGGTCTAATTATATAGATACTTTATTAGGAGATGAAAGGCTTGCTGTAGTAGGAAAATATTTAATTAAGAGACTTTCTATCGTTAAAGAAAATATGAGATATTCTAGGGATACCTATCTATCTGAGAAGGAAGTCCTAGAATTTAAGAATAGTTATAGACGAATGATCTACGCCCCCGTAGCTTAATGGATAAAGCCTCGGACTTCTAAGCCGTAGATGTTAGGTTCGATTCCTACCGGGGGTGCCAACACTTTAGGAGTTATTATGGATAACCAACTAATAGATAAATATGAAGCAACGGTTAAGGTACTCAGAGAATGTAAAGTTAACGATTCTGATACTGAGAGAGTTTTTGGAAAAGCCTACCAAAGATTAGTTAAGGCTGGTTTGGCACAGCAAATCAAGAAGAAGTATAGAATAGGTGTATAGATGATAAAGTTTAATACATGGCCTTGTTGTCCTGAGTGCGGATGTAGATTGAAAATTTCTGTAGTATCTGGTACAGGTGTTACAGGATACGTCGAAAAGTTCGGTGTACTAAAACACTTTGGATTGGACCCACATAAAGATGCTCGCGGATGTGTCTGTAAGAAACTTTCAGACTATTGGACAGCAGATTATAAGCAGATTCAGGCATATATTTAATCGGGGTGTAGCTCAGCTTGGTTAGAGCGCTTGCTTTGGGAGCAATAGGTCGAAGGTTCGAATCCTTTTACCCCGACCAAATTTTAATATTAAGGAGGTAAGTCGCTGAATTTCGCCCTAATTAGAGATAATTCAGCATTAATAGATATGGGAAAGAAGCGAAGATTACGAACTTCGTGGTTGTTCGCTGCAAGAAGAACAGGTAACTTTCCCTTCGACTTTCATTTTATTCGGCACGAACGGACTAATCAGATTCAATGTTCTTATTGTGGTAATTTCTTTACCATAGAATTTATAACTAGGGATCACATATACCCTAAGAGTTTGGAAGGTACGTATACAACTCCAAGTTGTAATCCGTGTAATATTGCTAAAGAAGATAAATTACCCATAGCATGGGCTTTCTTTGCAACGGAGAATGAAATAGCGTTCGGAAAGGAGTGGGTGTTACCCAAGAATCGGGCGCAAGACAACTAGATTAAACTGCGGTGATGTTCAACGGCTAGCATGTCAGTCTTCCAAACTGAACGTCGGAGTTCGAATCTCCGTCGCAGTACCAAATCAATCCAGCCGCTAATACTAGGAGATGTTAGTAATGTGCGATAGAGAGCGGCTGTTGCTTGCAGATTTTATGGAGAGTGCAGCAATAACCCGAAAACGGTTTAAAGTATTTGTATCAGGTTTGATAGGAGTAGAAATTTTATTCACTATAGTTCTAGTCCTGTTAATATAACGCGAGGACGTAGTTTAATTGGCAAAATGCTAGTCTCCAAAACTGGAAGATGAAAGTTCAAATCTTTCCGGCCTCGCCAATTTATTATGCCACGATAGCTCAGCCCGGTAGAGCAGTTGGTTGAAGCCCAGTGTGTCAGCGGTTCAAATCCGTTTCGTGGCACCAAAACAATCGGAGGTAAAGGAAATGGTAGCAAAAGATTATGAGTTTAATTATGTAATTAAGGACTCCTATAAACCAGAGTATAAATCAGTAATTAATACTACAGATACCGCAACTTATACAGGAGATTGGTGGTATCATAACTACCCAATGACAAATACAGTAAGTTGGTCGTATACAAATACTGTTTATATGTACCAGATATTTTGCCCGAAGCCCCGATGTAAGGGAGTGTTTTGGGGGCAAATAGATCAGGTGGCTACCTGTCCTAAGTGTAGCTCAAGAGTAAAAGTTACAGATAGTCCTCCACCGGATTATGAGGTAGAAGTAATAAAGTAACATCGTGGGTGCGTAACTCAATGGTAGAGTAAGGGACTTTTAATCCATAGGTTGCGGGTTCGACTCCTGCCGCACTCACCAACAGTCATAAGGTGATAAAGATGGAAGTTCTAGTGGTCTGTTTAATGGTAATCGCATTATTTGATTTTCTTGCAGTAACGCTAGGGGAGGCATCAGACTTGGGGGGATAGTATTGGTTAGAATTTGGATGATGTTCGAAGATAATACTTTCGATACATTTGGTCCCATAGAGCGTTATTTGGCCGAATTAGTCATGCAGGATATTGCTGTTGGGAATCAAAATCCGTGGCAGATTACAGACAATCCTCCTTCGTATAAGCAAGTAGTTAGAGCAATAATAATTCCAGTTTAGGGCCACTAACTCAATGGTTAGAGTAGCAGACTCTTAATCTGAATGTTCTAGGTTCAAGTCCTAGGTGGCTCACCAATCGCGGTTTAGTGTAGTGGCAGCACAGTTGCCTGTGGAGCAGCGAGGAACGGATCATAACCGTAGTACCGCGACCAAGGAGCATTAGTATATCGGTAGTATACCTGACTGTCGATCAGAAGGGACGGGTTCGACCCCCGTATGTTCCGCCAATAGCCCTATCGATTAACGGTTTAGATCGCCGCGCTGATAACACGGAGAACATGGTTCGATTCCATGTAGGGCTACCACTCTCCATCGTCTAATGGCTTAGGACGACTGTTTCTCAGGCAGTAAATCGGAGTTCAATTCTCCGTGGAGGGACCACCTTGGCATATAGTTTAATGGTAGCACGATGGGTTCTGGCCCCATAGGTCTAAGTTCGATTCTTAGTATGTCAGCCAACAAGAGGAGTTATGTTAAAGTTGTTAGTATTTTTAATACTTGTAGTGGTAGGAAGTCTTACTCTATACAAGTATAGTTGGGAATCTGTTTCAGGTTAGGATATATATGGTATGTACTAAATGTAAACAAGATAAAAGTGAAGATAAATTTAGTTTTAAGAATAAGTCTTTAGGTAAGTTTCAATCACATTGTAAAGATTGCCAGAATATAGCTATACGAAATCATTATAAGAATAATACAAAGTCTTATATAGATAAGGCTACTAAGCAAAAAGCCGCAACAAGAGAACTTATTAGAAATCTAAAAGAGGCTAGTCCATGCGCAGATTGTGGAAACTATTTTCCATACTATGTTATGGATTTTGATCATAGGGAAGATAAGCTCTTTGAAGTGTCTAGACTAGTTGCGCTAGGAATGCTTAAGAAATGTTTAATAGAAATAAAAAAATGTGATTTAGTGTGTTCTAATTGTCATAGAGTAAGAACACATAATCGCGCCTCTGTGGTGTAATGGATAGCACATTTGGCTTCGAACCAAAAGGCTTGCGAGTTCGACCCTTGCCAGAGGCGCCAATGGATCGGTTGGGCAAATTGGCTGGCCCGCCTGACTGTAGATCAGGTCTGAAAGGCATGTAGGTTCGAATCCTATCCGGTCCACCATTGGGGATGCGTGGACGAGTATTTGCGGCACTCATTAGGTTGATGCTTACAGAATATAAACATGGGGTTCGACTCCCCATCATCTCCACCATTGCGGGCGGTGGGTATGGTTATTCTATCTGTCTCATAAGCAGGATAACTGAGTTCGATTCTCAGGCCCGCAACCAAATCTTTTTAGGAAGTGATTTATTTGGAGTTAGTATTAGGTATTGGTGCTGTAGTAGCCATTATGATCTTTGGATTCGGATATGGATTAATATCACATACTAAATACTTTCCTTTAGCATTTTCTCTTTGGATAGTATTTATAATATCTCTTATAGGCACATTAATTTTATACACATTAGAAGTTATACACGAACTATTATATCCCCAACTGTGGCTAGGATTTCTCGCTCTAACGTTAATCTGGCTACTATTTGCTAACTTTGGTTCTTATATAATTAAGAGGGTAGATAAAAATGCTAAGGCACAGCAGAGAGATGACAAGATTTCAAAGAAGTCGCATAATAAAGAAGAGGAAGAATAGCTGGATAGCAAGTTGGTACTGCGGACCAGATGTTCCCGATAATTGGTATGTCAAGCATCACTTTACTGATTGTAGCTGCATGGGGTGTAGCGGACCTAGTTATATTAGACCAAGATTTGATTGGCGACGAGCCTTAGATGATCAAGACTATGCTTATCTAGAGAGAAGGGTAATACAAAACGGCTGGTAAAACAAGCCCCGAGAAATCGGGGCTTTACTATTTGGAGTTAAAGATGGAAGACGAGAAAGAGATTCCTGAAGAATATAAGGGAAAAATTAAGCGGCTTAGAAATATCCCTAGATTTAAAGACTTTTCAGATTACGAATTATTACAGATAGTTTTGCGTAAAGAAAAAGTTAGAGAAGAGCAACAACTAATCGCTATGGCTGATGGTGTTGTTAAACCTGATAAAAGATTTGAGCAGAAATTATCCGGTCTACAGAAAGAGTATGGAGTTGATATGAATGACTCCAATGATGCAGAAGCGCTTAAGCAATTAGTACGTTATCTAATTCAACAAGAGGATACGGATTTAGAAATCAGGGCTGTTAAGGAAACCTTGAAGGCCGATCCACTCTCTCTGTCGAGAACAGTAAAGGCTTATGGGGATATCCAAAGAAGCCTTACAATGTCTATTAATGAATTACAGGATAGGTTGGGTATTACTAGAAAGGCTAGAAAGGAAAAGCAAGTAGATGATATTCCCCAGTATATTGACTCCATAAGAAGTAGGGCGCAAGAATTCTGGAATAGGTCAACTACACCAATAACATGTCCCGGTTGCTTAATAGAGCTAGCAAGATTTTGGAATAACTTTCCAGATATGGAGCATAGCATAGAAGCTAAATTTGTTTGTTGGAAATGTAGAGAACAGGTGCTATACGTCGAATGATAGAAGAGAAAGTATTTGAACAAGAGTGGGCATTGAGCCAAATTCTACAGCATCCAGTTCTATTTAGAGAGTTCATAAATCAAGGCGATCCTAACTGGAACGGATTAGAGATACATGAGAGAGCGTGGTCTACCTGTACGGGAAGTTATATATCAATGTGTTGTGGACGTTCAGTACACAAGACTACAACAATGATTGAAATGCTATATTACTGGATGATTAATAGGTTATTTATTCCCGGTGATCCGGGCTTGTTTGTTCTTGTTCCTAATAAAGCGCAGAAAGATTTAGCATTCTTTAGGATCAGGTCAGCATGTTTAACCCATTGGTTAATTAAACAGTATAATCCTTCGATGAATGTTACCGAGGGAAAGGTAGACTTTAGTAATGGTTTCCAATTATTAATGAGAATTGCTGGTGCGGCAGGATCGGAATCAAACGTTATCGGACTCCATACCTATAGGATATGGGTAGACGAGGCTCAGGACTTGCCTTGGAGAACGTGGCTATCCTTACAGAACTGCTTAAAGGTAGAGATTGAGAACTACCAGATGTTTACTTCCGGGGTTCCTAATGGGGAGCGCCGAGAGAATGTTCTATATATAACAGACCAGTTAGATGAGAAGTATATAAAATTTAGTACCCCTCAAACTATTATGAGTTGGTGGACACCTGAATTAGAATATACTAGAAGAAGGGAATACTTCGCAGTTCAAGAGGACTCCGAAGATTATAAGCATTACGTACTAGGTCAGCATGGAGTACCTACCTTCTCTGTATTTGATAGAACAAGATTCTTAACAGAGGAGTACGAAGTACAGTTAATTGTCTTAACGCAACACATGTTTGATGGGTGCAAACGAAGGGACTCTGATGGAGTCTCCCGTTATCATCTAGAGGAAATCCTTGCACCGCCTCCCGTAGAGACGTACAAGGGCGTTGCGCCAAGGCTAGGATGCGGATATGACGTAGGCTACTCACCTGATCCCGGTGTATTCTTTATCATGTATGAAGATTTACAGACGGGTAAATGGAGATGCCTTACCCGGATAGTAATGCAGCGTGTAGAGTATGCATTACAGAGGGAAGTTCTAACGTGGCTTGATAGAATATATAAATTTGATTTTATTGGTATTGATATGGGAGGACCGGGAAAGGTTCAGTATCAAGACCTTGCTGGCGATCTAACGCAATATGAGAAATATAACTACATACAAAGACTTTATCCTGTAGAGTTCGGTTCGTTTATTACAGTTGCAGTAGACGAAGAGGGTAATGAGAAGAAAGAACAAATGAAGAAGCACTCAGTAGAGACACTATCTCGATGGGCGCAACAAGATAGAAGTTTTATCTTCTCCAAAGATGACGATAATTTAATGTCTGAATTAGAAAGAACTAAATTTCGTCGGACTATTACCGGAGAGCCGGTTTACTTTACAGATGACGATCACCAGATGGCGGCAATGATGTGCGCCATTATGGCATATGAAAACACCTATGGAGTTCCTGTAGTTAAACTAAAGGAAGAGATTCAAATTAAGTTGGTATCAGCAAAATGGTTGACGCCTAAAGGTGTAGGAGTGTATAACTAGTGAATGAAATTAAATTAGCTAAAGCATCAGTATATGATGGAGCGACTTCCCCGTTCGATGGAGCGGGGTCTTTCTATTTCCCGCAAGGGGGAGGGGGACTAGATGAGCAGTACCAGATAATGGGACTGTCACCAGAAAAGCTAATCATACCTAGAAACTATCACCAAGTTGTAAAGATGTGTTATGACTTCTACCAAAGAGGCGGGGTAGTTGGAACAGTAATCAATCGATTACAAGAGTTTACAATTACTGATATTAGAAACGGCCAGAAGAAAACTACGGACGAGGCTAATACTTTCTTTAGTATGATATTACATAGGAATCCCTCCAAACTAATGAGATTCCTAGGTAATGGAGTATTAGAATACTACCTATCTGGATTATTAATACCTAGGGTAGAATTTATAGAAGTACGTGGAAGAGATATTTCTAGCGATTTACGGCCCAATAAAGTATATAAGTGGCCAGTATTTGATTGGTATCCTCCTCTACTTACTCATATAGAGTGGGTAGGTTGGGGTAAGAGAAGATTTTACTTAAAGGTACCCTCTTCAGATATCAGATTAATTAGAAATAAATCAGGTAAGACCATAAAAGAGCAGCAATTAAAACTTAAACTTTATGAGACGAACTTCCCCCAATATGTAGAGGACATTAGAAATGGCGCTGATAAGATTGTCATTCCTGATCCCGATTATATTATGAGAAAAGAAACTTCATATAGTCCCTATCCAACCCCCTATCTTTATAACGTACTAGAGCCGCTAACATTCAAGCAGCAGTTACGACGGATGGACTTTGCTGTTGCATCCAGAGTAATCAATGCCATTCTTCTTGTTCAGGAAGGATCGGATAATTTTCCCCTTACAGAAGAGACAAGAGAAAATCTTGATGAGTTAAAGGCGCAGATTTTGGCGCGGGCTAATAATCCTAGACTAATGGAAAGGCTGTTCATACTATTCTCTAACCATACTACACAGTTACAATGGATAACTCCTGATGTAGCAGCGATGTTGGACCAAGATAAGTATCGACAGGTGAACGAGGAACTAGGAGAAGGATTAGGATTCTCTCAGGTATTGATCACAGGCTCCGCAAAGGCTGGTTCCGGGGGTAGCGCGGAAGTCTCTACTTGGGCTATCCAACCGATGATGGAGCAAGTAAGGACGGAATTAATTGACTGGGTATCTGTACAATATGAAAAGCTGGGAGAAATGAATGGATTTAGAAATATCCCTGTTCCTAACTTTAAGCCCCTAAAATTACAGGATGCTGTAAAGACTGCGGCAGTATTTGCACAAGCATTCAAGGAAGGAAACTTAAGTAGAACTACCAGAAATGATATGCTGGGTCTGGACTTTAATGCTGAAGTAGAGTTAATGAAAGACGAACTAGTAGTCATGAAAGGTATGCCCGCCTTCCCACCAATGCCGTACAGCCCGTTACCACCGGGCATGGGTGACAACGGTAGGCCGCAAGGTTCTCAGAATGTTCCTGTTAACAACCGTAATACGGGGGTTAAGCCAACGGGACAGCAGCCTTTATCTAGAGTGAAGGCTGAACTAATGGAAGATGAGGAAGTACTAAACCTAATAAATAGGATAGCCGAGTCTACAGGGATCGAGATTACGGAAGAGAAATTAGAACAAATTGGCGGAATATTAGAGTATTAATGAAAAGTTATAAAATAGTAGCAGTATTTTGGGAAGATCATATTCACATTGAACGTTCCCAAATGATACATAAACCTAGCGATGCGTTCGTAATGCCTACCTTATCGGTGGGCATTTTATATAAGGAGGACGATAAAGCGCTTATCCTTATGTCCGATATTGAACGATACGAGGATAGGGATGAGGCTAGTTATACAGTAATATTAAAGAGCACTATTATTAATAGAAAGATATTTGGTAGTTTAAAACTTAAGTCTTTACGCTAAGTGCGCCCACATTTACTAAATAATAAGAAATATTAATATAGGATTTATATACGGCCCTAGGAGGGGATGCCGCAATGGAAATAGTTGTTGCATTAATAGGAACCCTAGGGGCACTCTTAATCGCCACAATAGGATTATATGGTTCATCAAGATTAGGCATAGGCGCTAATCAAGAAAAACTTGTCCAAACTCTTACCGAGATTGTAGATGCACAAGAAAAGAAAATGGCTCAGTTGGAAGAGTATATTAAAGAACGGGACAAGATAATCGACGCTCTAAGAGTTAGGGTTGACGAGCTAGAGACACTAACTGTAGCGCAATCCCATAAACTTAAAGAGCTAGGTAATTTGTCTTAGGGGTGACAATATGAAAAATTCCGCATTAAAAATTGTGTTATCTTCAATTGAAGTTCAGCCGCAGAAGGATAATCCATTTCTCACAATTGCTAAATTCATCTTCGCAGATGATAAAGGCAACGAAAATGGTATGGGAATAGAGTTCGAAGACTTTCCCGCTATTGCTGCTACTGCGATTAATATGCCTGTAAAGATGAAATATCTTGGGGAAGGGATTGGGAATCACGCCGGGTCTGTTCCTATAGGGCACATAGTCGGAATGGAAATTGAAGATAATATAGATGCTAAAAGATTAGTAGGTACAGCGGCACTTTATGCAGACGAATATCCAGATGAAATTAGTTACTTGGTAGATGCATTTCAGGCTGGTAACGCTCCCGGTATATCTTGGGAATTAGCGTATTCGGATAGTATAGTAAAGAATGGGATAGAGTGGCTTAAAGGAATTATAACAAAGGCAGCCACCTTCGTTAGAAATCCCGCGTATGGTAAGCGAACAGCATTACTTGCATTGGCTTCTGACCAAAGATTAACTGACGAGGAATTAGACGAGGAGTTACTAAAACTTACCAAGGCGTCTTCTATAGATACGGGAGGTAATAAAGTGGAACTAGAAGAACTTCAAAGAATATTAGATTCTGTTAGAGTAGAATTAGCCGATGCTAAAGCTGCACTAGAAGTATTAAAGACAGAAAATAGTTCGGTCGTTGAGGAAAATGGATCACTTAAAGAACAATTAACATCCATTCAAAAGAACGCGAGAGTAGAAGAAAGAGCAAGAAAGTGGGTAGAGGCTGGATTTGCATTCAGTGAGGATACTGAAAAGGCCGCAGAGAAGCGAGAATTTTTAGCAAGCCTAGAAGACAGCACATTTGAATCTTATCTATCTGATCTTATTGCAGCAAAGGCTGTTAAGCCCGCTGCCGAAGCGTCTGCCTCAAGTAAAGGTACAGACATTCCAAAGCCGAATCTAACGGATCAGGATAAGGAAATTACATTGGATGATTTACGTGTAGCGCTAAGAGAAGCAGCGCGATCATAAGTCTATATAAAGGAGGTAGAAGTATAAAATGGCAGACGCAATCAACACAGGCAATCCCGTTAAGACATTATTCATAGTTAATAAGTATAATGATATTGATGGTAGCCGAGTTAGTCAGGAAACACCAAGAGGTCGATTTGCATTCCGAGATACTACTGGCCGAATGACTCTCCCTAGATCACAGGCAGAATCAGAGAAGGCAGTATTCCCGGTAGATTGGCCTAAGCCACTAAACCCCGCTCCATACTTTGATGGGCCGGGACTAAACGGAGAAACACTTTATCCATTTAGTGATGGATCAAAGAATCAGGGTGAGTCTGTATTCACTATGGACCCCGATCTAGCATATTCAACACCTTGGCCAGCAGCGATTAAGCAGTATGACCTTCCCCCAGCACTCTATGGACTTCCAGTAACATCTGGTAACAAGTGCTTGGTATATGACGGTGGAGTATTTACATATGGTTCCGGCGCATATATGGGAGTTCTCTCAGACTATGTTATCGGATCACCAGTATATGTAGATTTCGGTACCGGAACAGAAGGCGTTCTATCCTATCAACCGGGTAGCACTCGCTCTGTCGGAACAGTTTACGATAAGGAAGTCTTTGGAGACCTAACTGTAACTGTTAAGCTAAAAGGCGTAGATGGACTACTATAAAGATATAAGTCTAAATAAAGGAGGCGACGACTAGAGATGAAGCAATTAACACCCGAACTGCGAACAGCGCTTGCTGAATTAGCAAAGAAGGATAGAAACGCATTTGCAGAAGTAATTACAGAATATGTTGATCCTGTATATCTTTCATTTGACCTTGTAGGTCAGTTTATGAATACAAGACAGATGAATTTTGGTGAAATACTGGTAAAGCGATTTAAGGGCAAGTACAATGTCCAGCAAATCGTTCCCGGCCAGATCACCCTAGGTCAGCAGATTTCAGTAAGAGACAAGGCTATGAGTATTAACCTTGATATTCTTGCTGCAAAGGCTGAATACAACACACTAGAATTAGAACACGGTGGACCGGCGTTTACGCCAGAAGCAGTACGAAGCGATATTGGGAAGGCACTAAATGAAAAGCTAGTGCTACGAACATGGAATGCGCTAGGAAATATCTGGACCGTAGCAAACGCATCGGCTCTAACAATTCCGGGTTCTGCCTATTCTAACTTTATCGATGCAAGTGGACCTATAACATCTACAGCACTCGATAATGCTATCGATCACACAAACTATTGGGCGGGTGGAGTTAAGGCTATAATCGGAACCGAGGCAGCACTAGCACCACTTTCAACCTTTGGTCAGTATAAACTTGTTGCTGGTACAGCATCTCCTACTGAGTGGCTATTAAAGACAGATGGCACACCAGAAGGAACATTTGATAACCGATCACCATTCGGAAACGCTCCGAAGCCGGTAGAGAATTATCGAGGCGTAAGCAATATAATTAGACTAAAGCAGATATTTGACAATACAGAATATCCTCCAAAGCCTCTACTTCCATCAGACTTTGTTCTTGTGGTAGGAGACAATGTAGGAGAATTCATTACATACGGTGGGCCTCAATTCAAGGAATACATTGACAACCGACCAACTCCTCCATACTGGAACTATGAAACATGGATTCAGTTTGGTATGATGATCTGGAATGCGCGTGGTATTACTAAGATTAAATGCACATCGAGCGTTCCGTGACCCATAGTATAGGGTAACTGAATATTAATAAAGTGGGGCCATTCGGTCATTTCAAATGGCCGGTGGCCCCATCTATTTTATATTGCGGCGCTATAGGCGTCTAAATTTATCGGCATCTTTAGGGTGCTAGAAGGAGCTTTTGACATGGTAGAATTAAATTACTACAAGAAGAACGTACCATTTAACGTGGGCATAAGGTTCAGTATACAGGATAACGTAGGCATGGTTTTATCTAATGCCTACCCATACGTAGCCGTAGAAACAGATAAGATGAGAGACTTTGTATTAGCAAATAGGTACTCGATTGAGAAAGGTTTAATAGTTAAATCTGAAGAACCCGAACTAAATATCGAAAATGCTAATATTATAGACGACGCTCAGGCAGCGGTAATCGTTAAGAATGTATTTGTTCTTAAGAAGAGGTTAACAGAAATTTCATCTGATGCTGCCCTACTAAAGTTATATCAGGCTGCTAAGGAACAGAAGCGTTCCGCTAAAGTTTTAGAGATGATTGAAGAAAGATTAGCAGAAGTTTCTCCCATACTAATGCAGGGAGAAGGAGTTGGAAGTGATTAAGCCCTATGAATCTACTAGAGTTAGTACCACAATTTAAGAGGCACCTTGGGCAGTATCAAGACGCAAAGGATACTGACTCTACGTTGGCCGCTTATATTGCTGATGCTATAGAAGCATTACAGTTTAGATGGTCTAGAACATATGTAGTCGGGCATACTCCCCCTAATTCTTACTCTGTTGATCAGATTATAGCCAGCAAGGATAAGCGTCCTATCGTGCTAATGGCGTCTATTATCTACAAGATGGGTAACTTACAGTTGGCTGGATTTAAGGATCAGGATTTCTCGTATGATCCACAGCAAGGAAGACAGAACCCTATTCAAGTAGATGTTGAAGAACTGGCACGGTTTCTGCCAATATATAGATTAGCGAAAGCAAAGACAGCTTCGCTACGGGGATATAATAATTCAATTAATCCAGAAAGTTACTCAGCATTCTTATATACAATGTAACTTTAAACGAGGTAAAGGTATGGTAACTATTGCAATTCCAACGTACTTTGGAGCACCGCTAGTTGTAAATTGTATGAACTCTATATTAGAAAGAGTGGCTAATGCTAAGATATATATATATAAAAATGATATAGGTTGGCTTAAAGCGTGCAACGAATTAATGTTAAAGATTACAGATGATATCATCTTATTAAATGATGATACTATTATTTTAACAGATATTGTAGAAGCGATGAAAACTTTAGCATATTCTGATCCATCAATAGGAATTGTTGGTGGTAAGTCTCTATCTCCTGATGGGCAATATATAAATAATTTTGGAATCTATATTGGAAGCGATGGTAATTCAGCACATAAATATTTTAGGTCGCTTAGGGAACAGGTTACTGAACCAATTATTCAAAAATCCATAGAGGGTTCATGTATGTATATAAAGAGAGAAGTAATAGACAAGATAGGTGTGTTCGATGAAAACTTTGGTATGGGATATCGTGAAGAGGTTGACTACTGCTTTAGAGCAAGAGAAGCAGGATACAAGATCATATCTTCTCCTAAGGCAGAATACATACATCTTGTTAGTCAAACTTCGGGAAGACTAAATATACATAATGATAAGTTTGAGTACTTCATGTCTAAGTGGGGCGATAAACTCGCTACCGGACAAATATAAAGGAGCAAGGGAATGGGAAAGGTACCGACTAGAGGCGATCTAGCAATATTTTATGGCGACAAGAAGAACGATGGACAATATGATAATGGAATTTGGATGGATTTATTGGACATACCATTCATACAAAAAATAGAAGAAGCAAAAGATTATGTTACTGTCATCCGAACGTTGTGGATTGATGCGACTGGTTGGAGCAAAGAAATTCGCCAACGATATCCCGAAGTGGTACAGATAGGGTTATCGGACCATCCGTTATCAACACACATAAGTCGGCTGCCAGCCGATAAACAGCTTGCTTACATTCAGGATTTACAATACTTGGACGGCTTAATGGCTCTTACCTCAGAGGAAGAGAGTTGGTATAAGAACGCCGTCCCTTCTATCCCTGTAATCAAGGCTGGCCTACCCTTTCCTGTAGAAAAGTATGAGACTAAATACGGTCATCTACGGGACTCCAAGAGAGAATTTATAGGGATAGGTGTGGGTGCGGCAGATAATGACAGGAATTTTATTTCTAACCTCTTGGTCTTTAGAGAGTTAAGAAGGAAGAATCCAGACCTTATCGGGCTATTTCTGTCTATACCGCATCAGCTAATGCCGTACTGTACCTATATGGCTGATAACTTTGAAGGAGTTTATATTCATAAACGAGAAACTATGAACTCGTACATGGAATGGCTTTCTAGATGCAAACTCATCATAAGTATGGCAGACAGAAATACGCCCGGTAGGATACAAGGAGAAGCAGCGTTCTTTAAGATTCCAGTTGTGGGATCGAATAGATTAGAACTACAGGAAGAGTTATATCCTGACTTATCATTCAAGCCGTTCCAAGTCGAAGAGGCAACGGAAGCAGCACAGATGGTTCTGGATAATTATTTTGATCAGACTAAAATAATCTGTGAGTATGCATACGATGAACTAGTGAACAATTATGACTATGCTCCAAGCAAGAAGAAGTTTGAAGATTTGCTAGCAAAGATAAGAGGCGAGTAATGTGCCATTGGTTATTAAGGTAAACAGAACGTGGATCAAGAAACAGATTGATTCTGTCAGGGACAGCATAGGACGTAACGTGACCTTCTATTCTGCCACCAGAGCGGCGTGTAGCCTCTGTACGGCCTCTGGATACTATGACACGGTAAATGACACCACTTACTATTTTAATTGTCCCACATGCAATGGTTCCTACTGGATTGAATCACAGGTAGGTACAGAAGTTTTGGCGCGAGTTAGATGGTCTAATGACCAAGCAATTACTGCTACTCCCGGTGGGCGCTATTATATCGGGGATGCAACTGCTACAATAGAAGATAAATATCTTCCCATAGCAGAGGCAGCATTCAGAGAGACGGGCAAGGTAATTATAGATGAGCATGAATTACAAATCATAAAGATCATACCAGAGGGCGCAGCAGAAATAAATAGATATAAAGTAATATTAAAAGGTTACGGAGATAAATCCTAGGATAAGGTAAGGAGAAAATTATGCAGCAACCTAATATAGTAGTTTGCCCGCATTGCGACCAACAGTTTATTTATAATAAGGTAAATGGGGTTTCGTTGGTACAGGCGGCGCAGGACGTAGAATCTAGAAAGAGAGTATATATTAAACTCATGTTGGATATGCTAGAGAAGCGTATCGATACCAAAGAGTTTCCGGCCATAAAGAAAATCGTCCTAGATCATTTCAATGATATGATCCGCGATGTTCATACTATCATGGGGTTCGGAACAGAAGTAGAGTAGGGGTGATCGGTCGTGATAGGGTATCAAATCGATTTCTCTGATGTTAAAATGTTTTTAAACCGTATGGTATGGGAAGGTGACGCTGCGATAGCCTTATTCTTTCTTCAGGCTAAAACTGTTTTGCAGGAAATATTATTAGAAACTATACGTGAAGTTGGGCCAACGGCTGGACCGGGATTTCCAGAGATATATATAGATCATCTATTAGAGGTTGTTGCCGCTAATCCTCCCATACGCGATATTTCTGGTGGGGTAGAAGTAGACCTTACGATGTTAGGTACTTACGCTGATCTTGCTAAAGGATTCCATAGATATGCTATAGATGTGAATAATGAAAGAATAGAACTTCCCTACGCAGGACAAGACCTTCGGAATGAGCAAAAAGTAAGAGAAGCATTTTGGGAAGATACCGTTGCTCCAACATTCTTATACGATACTACTCTTTATGATCGTATAGAAACTTGGGGAATGCTGGCCCCCGAATGGTGGGTATTAGTAAATGGTTCCAGTGGTATGCCGGTTTCTAATCCTACTCCTCTTCCAGAGATAGTATCCCTTAGGGCACAAGTAGAACTAAAAGCCTTGTATGAAGCATCAATGCAGTTGGCGGTTATTAAGGCAGATCAAGGTCTTGGAATTAAGCCTAGTGGTCAGGCGTTCTATAATGTTCGTGATCCAAAGGCACACTTCCCGCAACGGTGGGCTAAGAGGTAAGTAAAATATGTCAAATATATATCTAGAGCGCCGATCAGTTAGAAATGAACTGGCTTCATATCTAGCCACTCAAGGCTGGAACGGCGTAAATTTTGAAGAGGGATTTCTTCATGATGAAGCAATTGTAGTACCGTGTGTAGCTACACACTTTCTACCATCTAATTTCAAGGGGCTACAGTTAGGGCGCGATAATACTAATAGTATTAATCGAGTAGTACAGATAGACTGTTACATGGAAAGTGAGCCAAGGGCAGATGCCATCTCGGAAGCGATAGCAGAGTTTATAGAATTAACAGTAATACCTATAAAGGACCAAAATAGTACCGAATTAGGTACGCTTACATCTGATTCTGCATCAATATCTTGGCAAACCGTGCCCCCAATAATGAATAAACCGAAGATTATTAGATGGCGGGCAATAATTAGAGTTACATATCATGCATATTATTATGAGTAGTCCGACACACATACGGGCGGACTCTTTAGGAAAGGAAAAGGTTTAATCTTTTATAATTATACAAAGGAGGAAGAGTCACAATGGCACGACGACCAAGAGTACACAGTCGGGACATTCAGCCGCAATTAGCTACGCCTAAAGGACTACTTGCAGTAGCACGCGTTCAGCGATTTGATTGGCCCCTAAACCTACCTACAGAGACTATCGATGAATTAGGTCGAAAGTTACACGTAGGCAAGACACAGCAAACACCAGAAGTAACTGTAACAGTAGAGGCGTTCGATGTTTCGCACCGAACAATTTCTTATCTTACAGGATATACTCCGTCAACATTTCCAACACCTTCGGGAATTTCTATTACCGAACTAAAGAGTGTTGACGTTATCGGACAAATCAGAGATTCCAGCACACTTGGAATTGTTAATGCTCTCTATGTAAAGCGTGGAACAATTACAGGAATGGATGCTTCGTTTGGTGTCCGAGATAATTCTACAGTAACGTATACAGTAACAGCAAATAGTAAGAAGGAATTAAGAAATCCTGTCTACTATGAGAACTTTACACTAGGCTCTGGAAATCAAGTACAAGCGCTTGCACAAGCGCCAGTATGGCTACCAGTAACTTCTGGATATGTTCTAAGTGCCTACAGAACAACTTCTGCGGGTTCTTCAGTCTATCTAGACGAGGGAGTAGACTTTAGTGTAACTGGTTCTAACGTTACCTTTACGGGCGCAGGAACATCTACAGGTGATACGGTTTGGGTAACATATACAAGTACAACCGCTAAGACTTTCGAAGCGCTTAATGATGTTGATCCAGCAGCCGTTCAGGGCAAGTATGTACCACTAGTTATTTCAGTAAGCACTATTCCTAGAGCGCAGAGTGCGACAATCAGACTGGCCTATGACGTAGAGAACATCTATGAACTGGGTGGACTAGGAAAGCCGGTTGGAACAGAACTAGGAGTACCTAACGTAACAGGTGATGTATCTGTTCTAAAGACAGACAACGATCTGGTTAACCTCCTAACAGGACAGCCAACAACTGCCGATGAAACAGATATGGAGTACGCTAAGAATAATCTGCCGCTTAAGGTCCAACTAAAAGACCCAAGAAATACGGCTCAGGTACTTCTTACTTACTACGTACCGTCAATTACAATTACAAGTGAAGGAGATTCGTCTTCAGTCAATCAGTCAATGACAGAAACATTTGCATGGGAGTCAACAACAGGCGACCTATACATTGCTTCTGGCGCAGGACCGTGGTGAGATTAAGTTTCGCATATCGGGAAGTTTAATTACAATTAAACTCTAAAGGGGAGTGGGCGTTCGCGCCCCTCCCCATTTTTATTTATTCATGGAGGAAAAGGCATGGCAAGTATACAGGACTTATTTAAATATAAGAAGCAAGTAGATATTAAAGACGATAAGGGCGAGGTAGCTGCTACAGTATGGATTAGAGTATTGGGCGATCACGACTTATCTGAAGCCTATAGACATGGACGTATCGAATCTGCCAAGACTAGAAAAGAATTAAGGGATACTGAGTCTGATGAGTATTTCGCAGAGATTGCTGTTATAGAAGATGGGGCCAAAGAGGATTTAATCGAATTAATTAAACAATCATTGCAAAGTGATTTCTATGCTCAGGCCCAGTCAGCAATTGATAGAGAAGATATCCCAAAGACAGAGGATTTTGCTATTGATCCAGACGCCCCTACTCTTGAGGAACAAGAGAAGAGAGATATGGCAGAACTACAATCTGAATTAGATTATCAGAAGAAGATAAAAGAATTTACAGAAACTAAGGAACTAGAACTAGAAGAAAGATTAAATACTGTAGAAAGAGAACAGTTAGTATTAGAGGCTCGTAAGGCTCTTACAGACCTACGGGCATTGAGTGCGTTTATTGAGGAAATACTAGATCAAAAAGTATTTAGAGGAACGTACACAGATAAGGAATGTAGGATTCGTGCCTATAAAGATAAGGACGAATATATGAACCAACACTCTACAGTTAAGTTCCAACTAAGAAATGCCTACCAATCATTGGAGTTAAATCCAGAAGAACTAAAAAACTAGCAGAGGGTGGCGCAATAACAATGGCGTTAGCCACCCACAAGGAAACTGGTATACCGTTTGCAGAAGATGTAGAGATAACAGCAGACCTACCTCATACACTATCCTTTCTAATCATGTATACCAGTAAACTAAGTTCTTTTAATGAACTATCGGAAGATAAGCAGCCCCCTAGAGGTATTTGGGATAAACCATATAAATTAAAAGCCTACTTTAATGAAGTATTTAAGATAGGTAATGAGGATAAAAATAGAAGTAATACAATAGAGTTTGATCCAGACGAGGTGGAATAACCCGTGGTAGATATAGGATTTCGTGCTGTAAATTTGGGTGGCTTGCCCGCTATCTTGGCGGCTATAGGCAGCCAAACTAATGCGTTCATGGCACAGACAAACAGGGAGATGGAAAGAACCCTTAAGGCACAGTACGGGAACCTGTCTGGTGGATTGGGGCAGCATGGATCGGGACTTGGTAGAGGACCGTTTCCAGATAGTAGTATAGGTAAGTTTGGTCCAGCCGTTAGATCAACAAAAATTGCATTTGATTCCCTTAATAATACCATGCGTATTACTAACGAAATGGGAATGAGAATTGGAAAGACCTTTATATCTATGGGCAACGACACATTTAATAGAGGTAATCTTCAAGAATGGACAAAGGCGGTTGGCAATCTAACAAAGGCAGAAGGCCAATTAGCTAATATGCGACGTACAGGCCGCACAAGATTAGCAGCGGCGGATTCTGCTATAGCCGGTGCTACCGCTACCGTAGAAGCACCGTATTTGGCAAATATAAGTAGAAGAAATGACATAGGTAAAGCCCTAAAAGATAATAGAGCACAATTATTAGCTCTTAAAGAAGATTTTAGAAGGGCTGGATATACTCTTCCTAGTGAAATTTCTAGATCGTTAGGTGGAGTAACAACTGCTATTTCTAGAAATGCGGATGGCGTAGTTAGGGCTACAACTCGTATGCGTAATGCTGTATCGGCGGCTTTAGGTGGTCCGGGGGGACTTGGTACAGCTAGGGATGCCACCGCATCAACGTTAGCCACTAATGTTGCTGCTCAACAAGCGGTAATACGTGCCGCTAGAGCACAGGTTAGAAAGGAATGGAATGCTCCTTCACAAGCACCTTCAAATGTGATGGCTACACTTAATTCTTCCCCACAACTACAATCAATGCTTATGAGAGCGGGATTAGGCGGCGGGGCTAAGATGAATACTCCTGCCTTTAATCAAAGTATGCAAAGCGCTAACTTTAGCGCTCCTTATATGGATTTAATAAGAGGGACTACTAAGGTAAGTGGAGAATTCTTTAAAACATTAAAGGACGGATCACCACAACTTGTAAGATTTGGTGCTGAAATAGATAAGAACGGTAGAGTTATTACTAGATTCGGTGGGCAAATGTCCGGCCTAAGTGGATTCTTGCGGATGATCCAGCGAGACTTTGTAAAAGTTATTGAATGGACTATAGCTACTACTGCTGTTATTGGCGGAATGGGCGCAATAATAAGTACCGTAAAACAAATAAATGAAGTAGATAAGTTACTACGAAGATTTGCTATTACAGCCCAAATGACAGCGCAGGAAACAAGACAATACTTCGGTAGTTTAGCCAAGGTTGCTTACGAAACCGCTACTCCACTTAATGAGATGGTAAAGGTAGCAGACGATATGGCCCTGTCCACAAAACGTACTGGACAAACTACAGCGGACTGGACAAGACGGATAACAGAAATGTCTAACGCTGTAGGTATCCTTACAAATATCTCTGGACTAGATACTACAGGCGCTACCGAACAATTAACTGCTATGATGAAGCAGCTAGGGGTAGAAACAAATCAATTAGTCGGGGTCTTAAATAAGATAACTGCCGTAGCTGGTGGACAGCAACAAGCGGTTGCTGATATTACCAAGGGATTAGCAGTAATGGCAGAAGCAGGAAAGTCAGCAGGATTAACTGTTGACCAACAGATTGCTACTGTTCAGGTATTATCTCAGGTTACATCTAAGTCATCTTCTGAAGTTGCTACGGCATTCAAGAACCTAGTTGGATCAATTGACTCTGCGGGATCAATTAAAATCCTAAATGAATTTGGTATTCAAGTTAGAGATGCCGAAGGAAATGCTAAGAACTTCCTGCTTATTTATAAGGAGATTCAGGATGCTATAGAGTCGGGAGCAATCCCTGCTGGACGAGTTAAGGAAGTTATCAAAGGAATATCTGGCGGTCCTAGACGTGCGCCAGATGCGGCGGCATTACTCTCTAATGTTAACTCTATATTTGAGGTAGAGCAAACTTCTATAAATGCCACCAACGAAGCGCTACTAGCAAATGCCAAGATACTTGATACTAATAACGCCAAGTTAACTCAGTTAAAAGTTAGACTTGATGAAATAGCCTTTGAGAAATTTGCCGGGATACTTAAAGAAACTCTCGGTAGTTTAACTACAGTATTAGATAGTATTTTGAAATTCTTTGATGGTATCTCTGTCGGAGCAGTCTCAACAGTACTACAAATTACAGCATTTCTAGCAGTATCTAAGTTAATAAGTGTCGGCATAAGGTCCATGATAGGATTTATGGAGGCTTTTACATTTAGTATATTGGGAGCGGTTGCAGCAGCTAAAACTCTAAGGACACAATTAGCACCAATACCGACCTCTACTACTCCTTCCGGTACTATTCAAGGGGTAGGAACATGGGGAAGGGCAAAAGGACTTATGAGTAGTAAACTCACCCCAAAGGCAGGAGCGGCAGCGGCGGCTATAGGCGTTGCTGGGCTTGCTGGTGCTGCAATGGGTGGAGGAAGCCCGCTACAAATGCTTGGCGGGGGATTACAAATGGCCGGTGCCATAACAACCGGGCTAGGGGCGGTTGTTCCCCATGCTCTAATTGCTGGTATAGCTTTAATGGGCGTTGGAACTGTTCTACAAATGATTTCGGGCGATGCTAAAGAAGCAACTAAAGAATTAGATTCAAATTCAGAAGCTATTCTAAATGCCGCTACTGCTTATAATCTTGCTAAAACTAGTACAAAAAATCTAGTAACACAACAAGAAAGTCTAGTAAAACAAATAGCACAACTTTCTGGTAAGACTGATACAGACTCTATACTTGCTAGTGACGCTGCTAAGATTAAATTAGCAGACACGACCGCTAAATTAGTTACAACTAATTATGAATTAAATGCGTCATTTGTAGAATTAACTAAGACACTAGCTACTAGTGGAACTACTGGGCTACCTTTAACTCAAGGCATAATTAATGCTATACAGCAAGGTACAATAGGGGAAGCAGCATCAATAGCTATTCAAAAACAATTAGAATTAGCATATTTAAAACAAAAATATCCTGAGAAGTATTTAGATGTAAATGATAAGGGAGGACTTGACTTAAACTTTGGTAGTCCTATGCGATCAGGACCAACAATGTTTGAGACTGGAAGAACAGCGCCGGGGTGGGCGCCCGGTATAGGTGAAACACCCGGAAAAATATCTTATATGGATATAAAGGGCTTTGGAGCCGATATAAATAATTTTAAAACTTTATTTAAGGATACGCCAGAAGGATTAAAAGTAATAGAGGGAATCCCTAAAAATTTACAGACCTCCGCAATATTATGGGAAGGAATAAATAATCTAAGTAAGGAAAATGCAGTAGAAGCAGAGAGATACCGAGACGCATTAATAGCAGCAGGGTATGCTCAAGATAATATAACCCAAGCCGCTGAAGGGTATCTAAAATTAGAGGCGATACTTAATACTAAACAAGCGTTAGGAAAACTCTCCCCTGAACAAGTTACAGCATCAGAGAATCAATATAGATTCTTACAAAGTATATTAGGAGAGGTAGAGACACAAGCTGTTACAAGTAGAATACCTAGTACGGATAGATTTGGCCGACGTACCGTTGATCAAGGGGACTCCCCATTTGTAAGGGATAGAAAGCAACTTGAGAAAATGATGTTGGATACTCAAGACCCTTCTAAGAGAATGGTACCCGGATCAAGTACTTGGGCAGATCAAATAGAACTTTTAACTAAGTATATTCCAAGGTTAAAAGACATGGATTTGAGTACTCAAGTAAATACTATACGAGATTTGGGTGGAAATATAGTATATCTTGGAAAGAGTTCTGTTCAAGCAGCCGCCGACGCGGACTTACTTGCTGATAGAACAAAAGAATTAGAAGATGCTCAGAAGAGTTTAAATCAAAGTCTTGCAGATACTTCTGCTAGTTTATATGATCAATTCATTAATGGCGACCTTACTGCGGGTAAGTATGCCGAGATGGAAGGAAGGGTAAGGAATTACAAGGCTTCATCAGAAGCAATATCAACAGGACTTACAAAATCCCCCGGTACTTCATTGGTATCTGATATAGATAATAAGCAATGGGATGCTTTTGTAAAATCTATTTCTAAGCTCCCCGGATATGCTAATGCTGCTGAGTTATCTATAACAGACTTAGTAGGGAAGATTATTCTAACAGGAACTAATACTAATACTAGTGCTCAAAGTGCGGCAGATTGGGGAAAGATATTAGAGTGGGTAGGGCTAGTAATAAACTCTCTACCTACTGTTAAAGAATTAACTTATAATATTAGAATGAATTATCTTTATGGATCAACTGGTGATGCAGGAATAATAGAAGATGCACAGTCGATATATGCTAAAGCACATGGAGGTCGTCGCTATAATTTTGGTACGGGAGCAGCAAGCGATGAAGCCGGATGGGATGCGGCAATGGCACAAGCTAAGAAAAATAATCCAGCACCAAAGAATACTACGCCTGAGTTACCGCCTTTCCCCAAACTTGGAGGATTGCCCGGTGCAGCGCCATCGACTGGCGGTGCAGGAAAGGATACAGGGGTTATAGATATTCCCGAAGAATGGAAAACAGCTAACGTCGATGTTTCTGCTTATCTACAGAGGGCTATTGCTTGGGCCAAGAAGTATCAGAGCGCAATACCCGGAGAGAATAAGGAACACGCTAAAGACTTAGTTGCTGTTATGCTTGATAATAAGAGGATATGGCTACAGCTAGGATTGTCTCAAGAGGTTCTTAATAAGGGAATAGGTTTACTAACAGATGAAATAAAGAAGCAGAACGACCTACTTTCCAAGGCAGACACGATTCGTAGAATCCGAGTGGGCGCAGGAGACTTTGCAGCATTGGCTAACGTACCTATGAATAGCAAGTCTGGTGTCAGCATAGGAGACTCACAAGGACCAATCAGCGTTAACATAGATGTTAATGGTCAACTTCTTACCCCCGCCCAAATGGATCAACTGGTAGAGAAAGTGGCCGCAGCAATTAAGGCTAAGTTAACTTAAGGAGGAATAATTATGTCCCCACTAGGACCACCGCAGCAATACTTAGCTAGTTATAACGGCACAAACTTTGAAAACGGCTATCAATTGCCCGGTTATGTACAGAGTGAAACTATGGATTCAATCCTTAATATAGCTCAGCACTATGGCGCGTATATTGATGGCTCCAACTCTGAAGATGTTGGACTAGCTAACAAGGTACTATCTCTGACGCTTAAAGTTTGGGAGCAGGATTACCTCACCTGTAAAGACCAGATAGAATTGGCCGCAACAATGATTAGAAGTTCAAGAGTATTTACAAATTTGTACGTACAATATACGGACAGACATTATGTAGCATTAGCTAAATCAATCTCCACTAACAAGTCTGTACCATCTTCGATTAGAACCTTGGACTATAATGTAGAGTTTGAGTGTAAACCGTGGCTAGTAGGAGAAACCTTACATACATTCTCTGGCAGCGGTACTGTTTCTACTACAGGTAGGACGTTAGCTAATGGTGCATGGACTCCAACTATTATAACGGCTACAGGAACAGGCATGACAATTACAGGAGTAACAGCTAATGGAGAGCCTACTGGAACCATTACGATATCAGGAGCAGCAAGTGGGCTTGTAATAGATACAGAGGCATTTACCGCTATCGAAGGAGTAACTAATATGAATGCTTCAATGAATACTGACTACCGTATGTACGCGGGCGCAGGAGAAACAACTTTTACAGTAACAGGCGGTAGTGTAGATATATCTTATTATGACCGCTGGTATATATAGGGGGCGATATAAATGGCAGCAGGAGATATATGGTGGGCTGATGGGTTTGATTCTGGAAATATGTATGGCCCCTATACTGGAAATGTAACATGGTCATCAGGCTACTCTAGAGTAAGTGGAAGTGGACAAGGGGCATATTTTCCCAATCAGGATAACGGTAGCTCATATGCATATATACCAAATTTACCTAGTATTAGTGAATTTATGTTCGGATTTGCGGTTAAATTAGGGGGTTGGAACTCAACCAGAACTTGGTGGCTATTATCATTCTGCGATACTAACGTTGATGCTGCCCCCGGACCACAAGCTGGTATTTGCATTAGTAGTACAGGATATTTACAATATGCCCGCAAAACTCTTAATAACTGTAACACTACGGCAGCGGCAATTTTAGCAACGGCCACAAGCCAGCCCTTATCTCCTAACCAATGGTACTGGATAGATGGAAAGGTATCTATTAGTAACTCTGCGTATGTAGAATTAAGAGTAAATGGAGTAGTTGCTCTTAGTATGACTACTGGATTGAATGCTGTAAATACCGCAAATAATTATGCTAAGTTATTTATATTAAATTATTCGGATACTGATTATAATCCGGGTATAACTTACGATGATCTTTATATCTTAGATAATACAGGGGATCAAATAGGAGGCTTTACTAATCCATATCTAGGGGATGTTAGGGTTCTTGATCTTTATCCTAATGCAGATGGCTATAATCAAGGATGGCTGCCATCGGCTGGATCAGCGCATTGGCCCCTAATTGATGAGGCCGGTGGAGCCTCGGATGTAGATTTAGTAAGAACAGCAACTATTGGCGCAATAGATACTTATCAATACACTAACTTACCTACTAATGCAATAGCAGTCTATGGCCTTATGCATGGAGTTAGGGCTGCAAAGCTTGATGCAGGAACAAGAACTCTAAGACTTGTGCAAAGACAGAACTCTATAGATTATGAACGGTCAGCAAGTGACGTTAATTTAACAAATAGCTTTAATAATTACACATTTATAGAGACTATTAATCCTGCGACTGGATTACCTTGGACAGTAGACGACATAAATACTAATGCGGAATTTGGATTTAAATTACAGGCGTAGGGGTGATGACATGCCAGAAGAACAATTTACAAATGGCGCGCAATCTTCTCTTGATGGAGGTATCCTAGATGATGATACTACTCTTGTAGTAGTTAGCACAACAGGATTTCCTACTACGGGTAACTTTAGAATTCTAATCAAGGCTGAAGCCTCATATCCAGATGAAATTTGTACGGTTACAGGTGTCTCTGGTAATACTTTTACAATTATCCGTGCTAGCGAGGCCATTAGAGGCGTACAGCAAGCATCCATACATAATTCTGGCGCAGAAGTACATCATGTACTAACTGCTGGGGCATTAAGGGCTATATTTCTAACAGAAACTACGGCAACATTAGTAGGCAGCGTTACTGCTGTGGGGGCTTCTCCATTCTCATTTACTAAGCCGGGGAGTGTTGTGGATGGGGACTTGCTTATTATGGCCGCAATGTGTACCAACTCTGTAGTAAATATTAATGGGCCAATGAACGATAATTCTTGGACCCAATTAGTTAGATATGATACCTCGTCTAATGAGTGGCAAGGAATTTGGTATAAAATTGCCAGTACTGAACCCGGAACTTGGACTCTAACGCATAGCTCAGGATCAGATTCATGCGCTGCTGTAGCAGTGTTCAGAGGAGTAGGTACACTTGTTGATTTTAATTGGCTAGATGCGACTAAAACGACCCCGGTTATTATGGGAAGCCCCGGAGGGCTGTTAATAACCATCTGGATAGATACTACGTCGGGTGGACAGTTTACTAACCCCGGTTATGTTACACAGGCTGCTTATGTTCAACACACGGGAGGAAATAATACTCCTCAAATTTTGATATCTTATGGCTCCTCTCCTTGGGCTGGACCGATATTTCCTATAGCCGCAGGAGGAATTGCCGCAACAGGTTATACAATGGCCGCAGCGGTAGTATTCGAATAATTTTAATACAATAAAGAGGTCAATACAATGGCTAATACCACCGGACAATTGGGAACAACATACTCTCAACTTGGCGGTATAGTTCTAGGTACCTCTGACTACTATTATTACATACAGTTTGGTATAGCCTCAGTCTATATAGATAATCCTAACCTATCCAGATACAGAGCCTATGCTCAGTCGCGCGCTGTTATATTTGCTAGCGTAGTACGGGTATCTGCACAGGCACAGACAGCAATTCTCGCTGCTGCCGTTTCCCACATATATTCCCGAGTAGTATTTTCTAATACTGCTGTACCTGTAGACGTATCTAGTAACTTTGTTAGAACTATTGTTACAACAACTCTCCCGTCCGTACAATTAACTAGAAACTTTGTACGAGTTATCTATAATAGAGCTTCATTTTCTCATGCCCAATCTCAAGCCTTAATTGTTAAAAGTACTTGGTGGGCACAAGCCGAAGCTTGGATTGATTCTACGTATTATATTGGAGTTAGCGGAGTAGCCCAAAGCGAGGCTTGGATTCTTAGTAGTCCTCAGGGTTACGGACAATCATTAGCTAATATTCTGACCTCCTATAAAGGTGACGGTCAAGCACAATCCCTAATAGTACATACTTATCCCAATGGAGATATAGGCGACCCTGAAAATCCTGAACCCTTTGCGCAAGCAGAGGCGTATATCTTTGTTTGGGCAATAAATAAATCCTACTCTCAGGCCGAAGCCCAAATACTTACTTCATATTTAGCATCTGGTCAAGCAGATTCTTATATATGGTCATTTGAGAATAAGGTAGAAGCGAGAGCAATTGCTTGGACAGTATATAAGCAAGAAACAGGAGAAACCATTTGGCCTTGGTTTGGCCAAGCCCAAGCACATGTATTGGTTTACGATGTACAAGCCTACGCCCAAGCAGGAGTATCATTAGGTCTTCCTGAGGTAGTCTATTTATTTAGAGATACGTTTAGTCGTACTGTATCCAACGGCTGGGGACAGCCCGATGTTGGAAGCGGATATACAATACTTAGTCAAGGTAGTACTGTAAACTCTGTAAGTGGGGGTAAGGGCTTAGTCACTATTGCAGCCGGTGATTGGTGGGATGCTATTGAATTCAAATTTGGTGGAGAGAATTTATATGAATTCGAACTATATTTTGAAATCAAGTCGTCTGCCGTAGACGATCCTACAACAGAGCTTTACAATACTATTATAGTAAGGGACCAACCGGCGAATGAATGGTGGAATAGTGGAGCAGAGATTAGTACTCAGACTAATCAACTTGAAGTAGACTCTGTTTATCACTCTCAAGCTTCTACCTACGTATATCCTACCATAGATACTAAAGTAGTAAATGCCTATAGGATTAAAGCCCAAGGAAACACAGTATATGTTAAGGTTTGGGCTTTATCGGGCAGTGAGCCTCCCGCATGGCAAGTAACTTATGTACTAACTGGAATTGAAGATAATAAGCCCGGACATATATATTGGTACTTTGAAGCAGATCACAACAGTAATGTCACTAATCCATTAATAATAGAAATTGATAATATTTCTGTTACAGGTATGGGTACAGTACCGGCTAACTTGGGACGAGGACAGGCTCAAGCACAGATACTATCCTATGGCGGCGGCGATCCTCCACGTAATCAAAGTTATGCACAAGCATTTGCATCTATTAATGAAGCTAAACAATTAGGCAGCGCTAGGGCTGCAATAGCTAATACTAACTGGATGCTATATGATAATATTGTTGCTAATGATTCTCCATCAGCCTACTATACATTTGATAATCCTACTAGTGCTACATTAATCGATAAATTGGGCGCTTATACTCTCCCCTATAACTCGGGGGCGGCAGGAAACGTTCAAGTTGATGGACCAGTTGCCCCAATTGGAAAGGGAATTAGATTTGCTACTAGTGGATATTATTATAGTAGTGCGACAAATGGGACGGCCCTAAGAGATAATGGGTGGGCGTTAGAATACTGGATAAAACCTAATAATCCCTCTAGTAATTTTGCTATTAGATTATATAATGGGGATGCTTATGGAGCAACGATATACCTAGGACTTGGAGACTTAACAGGATGGGAGATTGCCCATCCCCCTCCTAATAATATACCAAATTGGAACGCCACCCCTGCCGCTGGTAACTGGATTTATGCTACTTATAATCATTATGATCCAACTTTTAGTAATTGGTCTACTAAGTATGTTAAAACGTCTGGTCCGGTAGATACAAACGCATGGCACCATGTTGTAGCTACTCTATCTTCAGATGGATCGACGTTATCATTGTATGTAGATGGAGTCCTAGCAGAATCCGCAGTTATAAGCCCCTATGTGAAATACTCTTGGACAGGAAGATACCATTACTTTAATTTAGCTAATAATAGAATACCTGAAGTTCAACTAGATGAGTTTGTTATCTATAATCATCCTATATCTGAACTAAGAATTAAAGATCATTATAGCCTTGTTACAACAGGTAAAAATTATCCGACAAAATTCGTATCTGCTACTAGTATGGCTTATACTATATATCAGCAAGAGACAGGGGAAGATATTTGGCTACAATATGCGCAAGCAAATGTTGATATAAAACAAACCTATCCGATAGCTGATACTAATATTGGGCCTATGGCACAGGCCAGAGTCTTTATACGTAAATTAATAGCGTCTGGTCAGGCTAAGACTAAGATTATGGTTTCAGATGTGTATGGATTAAAGGTAGTAGCAGATGGTGCTTCGCATCTTTATGGCCTACATACAAGTGACAATTCAAATTATTACTGGCCCGACGAAATTGGGCTTATTAGTCCTAGTAGTTTCTATTCTAGTAGCGCCTATGCATTTAGTTCGCCTATTGGAAAAGAAAGAATCGGTCTTAATATGGGCTATTATAGGGAGTACCGATTCTGGCAAGGCGCTTCAAAACTTCCAGAGTTTGCAGGTAATACTTGGAGTATTGATGCTTGGGTACAGTCGCCCACAGGAAGCCCCTCAAGAAGTAATATATTTAGCCTATCTGATGGAGCCTCTACTAGCGTTCATTATGTGGACCTATTCTTTGGTGAGGTGACTGGCGCTGCGGGAACTAAGGTAGTTGTGGGTATAGGGGACCGCAATACTTATACCTATTATGATACAGGTATAATATATACAACATCTACTTGGTATCATATGGCTATTACCTATAATAATAAGGTATTTAAGGTCTATATAAATGGACAACTTACAAATACTATAACCAGAAGTGGGTGGCTAACTAGTCAAAGTAGTTTCCAGTTAAGCATTGGAGCATATGGTTGGTATTACGGGTATAATGCTACGTATAATTACTATGCAAGTTACGATAATATAGCCATCTATCCAGTAGAGTTATCCCAAGCATCTATTATGAATCATTACCTGTCTACAGGTTTGGTATATGCCCAAGCAGGATTCTTGTACGCTCGGGGATTTGGAGTGGCACAGGCTGGTTTCTACTATACTAGTGAAAAATATATAAGACGCGAAGAAGGTCAAGCAGAAGCCCTTATTATTGGGGTTGTTAAGGCATCTGCACAAGCACTTGCTAATATTAAACAGACCTACCCCGGAGGATTGGTTTCATACGAAAGTATAGTTGTAGCAGATACTCCTATCGCATATTGGAGATTAAGCGAACTTTCTGGAACAACCGCAGTAGCTAGAATGGGTGCCTATAATGGTACCTATTATAACTCCCCCTCATTAGGTCAAGGTAGTTATCAGGCAGACTTTAACCCAGCAGTAGGATTTAACCTATCTGGCGCGGCCTCTCAGAGTATGCAAGCTAGTGCTCTACTAAACTTCGGGGGCGGAAGTTTTACCATAGAACTTTGGGCCTATATTAAGGGTGGAGGATCATTCCCTCTATTGATTGATAAAGGAAATGGAAGTACTGGCA